TTAAACACAAAACCCCCAACCAAGCGTCTGGAAGACCACTTAATCGAGGGAATTTGTAAAGTTCTTATTTGTGCTTCCAGACACACCGTAAAGATAGGATAATTTAGTTAATCTTTTTTCTTGAGAAACTTCCTATGAATATAAAGTACAAGAATTTTGACTCCTGTTAATCCTGTATAACCAAGAAGAAACGCTAAACCATACGTGTAATTTTGTCCGATTCCTGTCCAGTCTACTATGATAGGTGTCAAATAGTTACTGATAACACCTCCTGACATAAATACACCGATTTTCTCCCATGTAGAAAGACCCTTTTTATCTTCGAGAGATAATAAACCACCAAGTACACCTGCTAGTATTATCTCAATGTGTATTCCGAAGTCTTCCCAAAAGTTAACGTTTCTCATTTTCTAGTCCATTTCTTGCGCTGTATAGTCACTATAAGGATTATCAACAAGAATCCTACATGTTCGTTGTAATCCATTTCAGTTGGATCAAAGAATAGTTCATCCATCAGATTATTACAAGCGAATAACCAAACGGTAAAACATGCTATTGACCAATTGCCTTTACTCTGTAGGTATATGACTCTGGTAAAAGCCATAAATGATATTGCAACTAAATCGTACCAAGCACCTTCCCACAATAAAGGATATGCTGCATAGGCTAATTCAACACTTATGAATCCTAATAGAAACCATATTTTTTGCCACGTACTCATTACGAACGTCCATCAGGTCTACCGCCCGAAAAATCTGATTCGTACGTTTCTGGACTGTCATCTATTGTTTTCAATGTCCAATCCTGATTTTCATCAATAGTCGATATCGTTACATCTCCCTGCGAAAGGTCTACTCCTGTTAACGAAATTGGTTCACCGTTCCCGTTAAAAGCTTCAATCGTTACTGCACCCATAATTATATTTTTTAATGATTAATAATACCGCAAATTACCATTTTAAATAATCCGTCCCGTTCACACTAATATACTTTTGTTTGTCAAACTGCGCAGAAAGCGTGTCAGTTGTGTTACCTTCGATTAAATCTTCACCCGTACACTTAACCGTAACCGCTCCCGCTCCATTATCTGCTTTCGTTGCAAACACCACTATAGTTTTCCCTGCTACAACTGCTGGTAGAACAATATCTTTACCTGTCGCCCCTGTCGTCATATAAATCATTTCTCCGCTTGCTGCATTATGATTTGCTGAAACCTCCTGTATTTTAAACAGAGAATTGTAAAACGTTCCTAAAACATCAATCAACTTCATATTAGGCGTTTGAGATATGTCATCCCCATTAGAATGAATTGGTATATATGCTTCGTCTCCTGCCATAAGATAAAATTTTAATTAGTATTTGTTCTAAATTACGGATTAAATGTCGTAACCTCCACACTTAAATCCGATTCACTTGCACCAACATCTGCATTATAGTTGTCCGCACCATCGCCAGCAATTCGACTAAGAGTAAGGTGTATACTATCCTGTAGCGTCATTAATGTACGATCTAATGTAAACGATAAATCATCTTGTCTATCATTTGCCGTTATATATGGAAATGTTTGAGTTATCAATAATGTTTCGTCAGGTGATTTTGTCGCCAGTTCGTCCTCAGAAATATACCGAGCCTCTAATTGCCAACGAACACTATCGCCTGTTGTTAATACTGGTAAGCCCGTAGAATAAGTAACGAACCGAATAATTGGATCAACATCAGCTAACAATATTCGCGACAGCACTTTAAACGTGTCCACCTGTGCCTCTTCTGCGTTCTTATCGAAAAGAACTACAGGAACATCACCAATTAGTCCAATATCCCCCCAGCCAACTCCTGTGCCAACATGACCAATCGTATCTATAAAGAAATCGACTATTCCTTTTGGTCGCTCAGGGAGTACCGCAGGAACCAAACTACCTAGATTCGTGGATAAGAATAGGTTTAATTCGTCAGGCGAAGTAAAAGCAAGTCCAGTGTCGTCATTTATAATGTTTGCAAATGGATAACCATTACCACGGCCTTTCACCGTTTCATGCTCCAGTTTCTTGAAAAGATAAATATCAGTTGCAGTTTTTTGGAATCCCAACAAAGCGCGATTGTACCGCAAAGATTCATCCTTTGGTGCAGCACTATCAAAAATTAGAAAGTCATTTCCCTGTATTTTAAATCTATCAGCCATAATATTTATACATTTCTACTTAATGCTGTTTGAAAGGTCGTTACAATTGTGTCAAACGCTGCTTGTTCTGTAGCATCAAACGCCTTACCAATTGTTAAAAGGCTATATGGATTATCCATTAAAAAATCAGCAACACCATCGTTATTTCTCGCAGCAAAATAATAGTTCAAATCTTTGTTTCCTAGACCGAGTATTCCACCAACTGCCGTATATGCCAAGACACCATTAATATAAGTTCTTGAGTCGGTATTGTCATCCCTTGTAACGAGATACAGACCTTTATCGGCTGCAACGGCAGAGCTTAACACACCACCAGATAGCGAACTAAACAACGAACCGCCCAATTGGACTATTTGATCGGCAGGGTTTTGTACCGCGCCTATTAACCCGCCAGCAAGATCCGTTTGAATGTATCCGCTCAAATGCTTGTAACGAACAGGATTTTGTTGTTCGGCGTTATAGTTTGTATCACCATAGGATCCCGCAATACCGTCAGAAGCTGCACCGTCAGAATCATGTACCCACGTACCAATAAACTCTAATCTATGCGCTTCATCAAGGTCTCTAGCGTCTTTTAAATTGTACTTATGTGTCGCAGCGGTTCCTCCAACAAAAGGCCACAATGCAGTTATCTTGTTCCAAAGGTTGTTTATTTTAAGCTCATTAACGAACACTGTAAGTGCTGCTACTATTATTGGGTCGGTTATTCCCGTAGCCGTCAAAAACAAATCTAAATAATAATCAGGCTCACATTCCGCACCTGACCCAATCAATAAAGGCAATTCAAGGATAATATTATCAGATCCCTTAATGTCACCATTGTATTTACTTTCGAAAAGTTGCTGTTTATCCTTAAATACAGCTGTCATTTTTGCAAAAACCCCTGTGTTATATTCAAAACTAGGGCTTTCGTCCTCAGATAAAATTACTGGGAAGTTCACATACTCACCCCGAACATGATTATTTGCGTTCCAATCGGTTATATATATCTGATTAGCGGCTAAAAGATACCGTTCGTCGATTTGTTGAGTAACACATGATAGAAGTTGATTTGTTCTAAGTTCATACGTTCTAATCGCTTTAATGTCTACTTTCCTGCGAGAATCATCTGAGGAATAAATATTGTTTACAGTCAAATAGTTAGGCTGCATATACCCAAATTGACCTCTAAACATTATAGTTGTAGCGAATCCAGAATCTTTATAGTTGATTCCTTGGTGCTTCACATAGTCATTTAAAACAACAAACATGTTCACATGATCCTCGGTGTTGAAATTGTTGTACTGCAAAAGGTTTATTGAACACTCGTAAAAGAATCCCGCAGCAATGCCAGCCGTCCAATTAACTTTAACTCTATAACATCCTTGATCAAGTTCAACACCTCCTGGCCCTGATCGTGTAAGTTGTCGCCAATCAATAATAAATCCAATAGCGTCAGATTGATGTGGAAAATTAACCGCTATTCCAGGAGCGGGAATTGTAACACCATCTCTTTGGCGCTCAAGTTCAACAGTAATGACATCGAATTTATAAGCCAATCCTAGTCTTGAATTCTTATCTAAATCAACAGAATCCAAAGTAGCAACTGCGCGAATAGGTGTTTTACAGAACTTTAACCCGCGATCCTCCATTGTTGCAACGGATGGAATTCTAATTTTAGATACTTCTTCTATGTGTACGTTCTTTGCCATTATTTCGCGTCATCAATTTTTACAATTACTGAACTAATATCTGTTGTCATGTTTGTGTCTACACCGCATTCAATTATACATGTGTTCGCTACAGGATATGTTATTTTGGCTTTCGTAAACCCCGCCAATGGTTTTAACGGTAGGTTTTGCGATGTCCAATCCCAAACTGTTGAAATTCGTTTATTTGGTTCATCACCTTCAGGTCTCAATGAGTTCCATCCCCACGTATCATCTTGATTCCACGCGCCAACATTATTTACATGCGTAGCCTCAATACGGTTTGTTTGACCATTTATAAAATTAGGAGTCGCTACATCATTCTCATCATAATATAAAACCGTTGTCGTCACATCTGGAGTATCATCATAATCAACTAATGTAATTTCAGATCCAAATCTAAACGCCGTATTTGCGTCATCTATCAAAGTAACCTCAACGGATAAAGTATAACCCGCTATTCGTAAATAACGCATCCACTCTCTATTGAGTCCGTTGTGAGGTAATGTATTATCGTAGAAATCAACAAAAGCATTTGATTGAGCTATCCATTTTCGCCAGTTAATCATGATTGACCAAATAATATCAAGTTCGTATGTCGTTGGTGTATCGTTTCCATTGACCAACATTTGAATCTTATTTCTATCTGGAGACTCTAAATATTGTTGAATTTGCTGTAAAAAATCTATCTGCTGAACACCATCGTTTGTTGTAACGTATGATCCGAATGGGATAAATTGCTCATCAAGTATAAAAAACAACCCATCCGAATCTCTTGTGATTCGAATATCGAGTGTCGCGCTAGACCATGTATCGGCTTTCTCAAAATCAATATTTGCATAATACAATACATCATCTTCGGGATTGCCTGGGAATGTTGCAGCACCCGCACCACCAATTATATTTTTATGGTTGTAAAATGTTGCCGATCGTAGTCCGTCAAAATCACCACCTATCAAAGGGGCTTTTTCCATTAACCCCTCGCTTACAGCTAAAGAAACAGAATTATTCACATTAACAGTACCTCCAACACTTTCGACATTTAACCCTATTCTGTAGTTTCGTTGATCATCATTAAGAGCATCTACCAAAGCCTCGAAGTTAGCCGTTGGGTTAAGCCTAAAAGAAATTGTGATTTCATTCGCCCCTATAACTATCGAGTGCGCACTTGTTGGAATTGTTGCCCCTCCACTCCCAAAAACATATATTTCTATAAATGGTGCGCCCGTATCATCAAAGTAAAAATTCGAAAGCGATGTGCTATCACCTTGGTTGTCAAGTTGGTTTTTCACTGTATCGATTGGCGGTATCAAATAAAACTCCCCCTCGATCTTCTCTATGAAATTAACACTACCTGATATTACTACCGTGACTACGTTTATTTGTGAGTAGTCTGGTTTTGCCAATTGAACAGCCCCAACCGTTGCGAAAGTAACCGATTCGACAACAAAATCATTACTCCCTTGGTTGTAACTTTCATTATACCAACCCAAATTGCCTTGTTGTACGGCATATGTCGCTTCTAAGAAGCTATTTGGATCATTCGCTACAGGAAGTGCAAGTATCCTGTAATACGGCTTTAGAGATGCGCTTCCGTTGTATTGTGTTGGCTCATCGAAATTAGCAGCCTCAAATTTATAAGGGTTCGCTAAAATGAATACTATTTGATAAGAGAACTTGCCACCTACATCTGCAAGCCGTTCAAGAATTACAGATTTATAAGTACCTCCAGATTTATCACCCAATTGAGTCATTGTTATGAATGCACCGATACCCATTGCGTCCGTTCCTATCGCTCTAAATCTATTTACCTCACCATCAAATAGCGAAAAGTCAGAACCTTGCGAAGAGTTTTGTACTAGATTATGAAATATCTCAATCGATTCAGGGGCAGTTATGGAGGTGTTTACGATTCCAAGTGTTGTGTTTGAAGTGCTTCCGCTTGGTTGTGGCATTAATTGGCCCACAACAGAGGTCGTTTGAGATGGTGGAAAAGGTACGGGATCTTCTAACGTTGTATTGAAAGTCATTATATCACCCACAACATTTGTAACGGTAACATTCAACGGGTTATATATTACCGTGTTTCCTCCGTTTAGGATACTTCCGCTTAAGTCTAAAACATGACCGATCTTAAATCCAAGTTGTTGCCAATTCCCGCCAAGGATTTTAATAGAAAACTGGTCAACTATCTGAACTTGAAAAGCCATTGAACTCTCAAAATCAAAATCAACAACAATATCAATTACATCAGTGACGAATTGTGTAGCATTCGATAACTCAAATTCATTCCCCGCAGGATAATTACGAGTAGAATAGTTCTTATTTTCTATTGTTGTTGCCATTTCTTCTTAACGTTTTTTCAATATCTGCTAACTTCTCATTCAAATTTGACTTACCCTCACGTATTGTCTTTAATTCATCGTCCAAGGGTTTCAGCATATCTTTAGGTACATCATCGCGGTTCGCAAGTAATCCACTTAGCATACTTTCGGTAGCGGCTGCATCATCAAGTAGACTAGCTGCTCTCTTACCCATGCTTTTCATTTCATTCAATATGGTCTGCTCTAAATTCATCCTGGATTTATTTCTATAGTTTCTTCATTTACCGAGGCACGTTTTACCTCATGATCAATAAGGGCTATATGTGTCTCTTCGCTCCATGTACCTCTAAGCACCTTAGCAACCTTACCGTTGTCTAAATTTACGTAATTATTATCCAGCAAATCAAACAACTCCTCCTTTGTAGATGCCCACGGCATTTTCTCAACGGTGTCTTTTTGGTTGTTTTCAATTTGTCTTGGTATATGGAAAGCCTCAAGTGCCTTAGCACCGATAAACTGATTTTGATCCTCGTGCAATCTCGAACCATTCATCCAAAGCCATTTTGTAACCGATGGGTATTGAGTTTCTAATTGTAGAACGTTTTTTCTGTCCTCAATAATAGAGGCCAAATCGGAACCTGTGAAAAGGTCTATTCCTTCAGCGAATGTTTTTGCCACCTTTTCAACAAAAGTTAATTTTCCCTTTCTAGTACCACGTGCAAAAGTCGTTGTTCTGAAATCAAGATTTTTGATTAACTCGTAGCTTGCACCTGGAGAGTTTATAATTTCACTCGATTGTTCGTTTGTACTATCCTTAGTATCATCAAACGTATTGAAATCCATTGGGTCAGTTGGATAGTCGATAACGATACGTTTGAATATCTCATCAGCATTATTTCCTTTCGAATTATCAATACTTTCTTGGATGTTGTAAGCTAAATCAATATTGGTAGCTGCATTTTGAATGAAAAACTCCTCATTTTCGATAACTAATTCACCATTTCTAACAACAGACTCAGCATTAAACACATCCTCAACAACTTTTATTACTTGTCCAGGAGACTTAACAACATCTTTTGGAGATGGATAGCCATATGTAAAAGCCAATGTCGCTGGAAAAAACAACTCAGTAAACCAAGAAGGTTCCTTTTTACGCAATGGTGCTGGAAGAATAGTTAATGGTTCCAACGAGTCCAATAGTGTTGAATTCAATACAAGATCGTATTTCTCTGCCGTACGCTCAATTAATCGCTTAACACCAACCCCTTTGAATTGTCTGATTTTCGGAAAAATAAGGTTAAGTATTTCTATAGCTAGTTTTATTAATGCTATGATTATGAATATCGCGTATGCTATACGGGCGGCCAATTTAATAATAGCGACTATAATAGCTCCCCAATCAGGCACAGGTGGAAAGCCCACAGGTGTACTTGCTTTTACTACATCTGCAATACCTTCCTGAATCTCTTGAATTGAATTAGCAAACTCCCGAGCAAGTCCAAAAGTCGCAATAGCCAATGATATGAAATAACTAAACTGAGCTTCTGGTACAATTACATAGTCGATATCTACAAAGTCGGCGGGTTGCCATGGTAGTCGAGCGAACGAAACACCCATAGCATTATCGAAAAAGTTATCCGTTCCCTCAAATTTACGTAGTGGTACTGTATAAGAAAAACCCTCTTTTTCCCTGAAACTCTCAGCCGAAAAGTCGAGTAAGTATTTTTCAATGTCCAACTGCGAATATTCAATGTCCATTGGCATCCCTAAATAATACCCCTTTGTGTTTAGCCAATTTTTAATTCTAAAATAATCCTCACCTACAAACTCAAGGTTTGAAACGGCTAATTCCAATAGGCGCGTTCTCGACCCTCCAAAATCAAAAGAGTATTGAACGCCACTATTGTCGTCAGTGATTTGTTTACGTGGGTGCGATACGACACCATCAAGGATATATTTAATCTTGTTCATGATATCCAATCATTTGTCCGTTGAACATAATTGCCACGAACATTGTCCGTTACAACCTTAGCTACTCCATGCGCTACATTTTGCCAATTAACGTTGCTGTGTGGCATTTTCTTTATCGAGCTATCGAACGATCTTGAAATACCTTTCTCCATTGCGATTAAATCAAACGTTGAGCCAGCACTGTCGATTTTACTATTCATCCTGTTTGCGTTGCTTGCATTGTCCAACCTTGACATGATATTTACCGTTTGCGCTGCGGTATAAACCTTATCTCCAGAATCCAAATAAGTAGATCTAGCACCCGATCCTGTACCAAGCGATTTAATATTACCTTTTTTATCAGTAATTATCTCAGCTCCCTTTTCGTCAACAACCGCCATTCCTTCAGGTGCATTCATAGTACCTACTTCGAAGAAATTGAACAGTCCAGCCAAGAAAGCGGTTAATGCCGTAGTTGTTACAATTGTAGTTGCAAGTGCTTCGCCAGGTTTAGCTCCAGCTTCGATTTGTTTGGTAAATGTTTGTATACCTGAACTGATTAATTGTAGGTTGGCTTTTTGACGTTCTAATCTGTCGCGTTCACGTTGAGCCTCTTTTTCAAACTCAATTTGTTCCTTGATCGATTGTTTGGCCTCAATGTTTCCGTTGGCTGCTAATTGCTTAAAGAAATCTTGAGCCTCCTGAGCCTTGGAAATTTCTTTATCCTTGAGTGCAATACGTCTGTCGATTTGATCCGATAGCGCATCAGTAATCGCTTGTTCTATCGAAAGAAGGGTTTTAATAAATTCTTTTTTGTCTTCTAACTCCTTTTTATCAGCCTCCCTTTTTGCTTCATTCAGTTTTTCAGCACCTTCGATTTGTGCGTCAATCAACTCATCGTTTACAGCGTTTATCTCAGCGTTTTGAGATTTGGTAATCTCAATCAACTCCTCTTTTGTACGGGTCTTTAACAGTCGTATTTCTAACTCTAAATCCGCAGCACGTTGTAATTGATCCCTTTCCAATTGTTGTAATTGTATTTGGAATTGCTTTTCTATATTTTCTTTTTGCGCCGCCGATAAACCTTCTTGTTTCAAAAGTTTGGCTTTTTTGTCTTCCAAAGAACTTAACGCCTCAGATTCCTCAATACGGGCTTGTTCTTTTAAAGTAGCGATCTCAAATTCTTGACGGTCTATTGCTGCGTCTTTTAATATGTCGTTTTTCTTTTGAATTAATTCCTCAATAAAATCAACATCTAATTCAGCGGTTTCCCTAGCTCCTTTAGCTGCATTCGCAACCTCTTCGTTGATTTGTTCTTGAAGTTCACGCACACTAACATCAAAATCTAGTTGATCTATCTCATGGAGCAATTTTAATTGACGGCTTAGAAGCTCATTTTGCTCTCCCAGCGCGGTGTTAAGCTTCTTTGTTGATTTAGTATTATCTTCTACAGTTACAGTATGTGATATAATGGCTGAAATCGCATCTTTTGAGGCTTCGGTTACTCCTTCTAATTCTTCTTTGTATAATCTTATCTTTACTGTTTGTGAGGCTATATTTGCCTTTAATTGTGCAACCCTTCCTGCTAATTTCTTAGGATCAGCCAATCCCATTGACTCTAATAATTCCTGCTCACCTTTACTTCTTCTTACTCGTCCTCCCTCTTTTATTGGTTTAAGTAATCTTAGCATCTCTAATTCTCCATCTTTCCGTATTCTTATGGATTTAATATCTGCTTTAATCTGATCCTCTGTTGCTTTTATTAATCTTTCCTTTTCCGCTAAAAATTCCTCGGTAGTTTGTTTTCCTTGATCTAATAAACGTTGCTCCTCTGCTAACGCTTTTACTAATAGTGCTTGTCTATTTTCAATTCTTGCTGTTGCAAATTCATCTCCTTTTTTTACTGATTTCCTTAACCTTTCAATTGCTGTTCTGGCTGCTTGCGCACCACTTACAACATCCCACATCCCTTGAGCTAATTCAAGTATTAATCCGATAGCTAAACCAAGTCCAATTCCCTTTAATGCCCTACCAAAATTCTTAGCACTTTTAGCACCTTCGTTTAGTCCTTCTCCCGCATTCTTTGCAGCACCTCCAAACTTCTTAAAATTGGCAACTTGTTCTTTAAGTTTTAACGCTGCCATTGTAAGCTTAAAAACGATAAACAGCTTTATTAGCTTACCTAGCACTGTGATTATAGTCCCTAAATTTTGAGTGATGAATTTTAAAGAATTTTTTAACTTTTCACTAGCACCTGTCGCACCTTCAGTACCTAAAATATACGCTGTAAGTTGATTTTTTAATTTCTCATAATTAGCTATTAACGTATCATTTTTCTTGTTGAATTCATCAGTAACAGACTCATTATCTTTTATCGCGTTAAAACTAATTTTATTTAATCTTGTTAATCGATCCGTTTTATTAGCGAGTGTTCCGACAATTCCCGCCGCTCTAGCACTTGTTACACCGAAAGATTCCAGCGTTTTAGTTAATTTGAATAATCCTTTTTCATTATTCTTTGCCCCTTTAGCAACCAACTGTAAAGCTCTAAATGGGGATGTCTCCGCTATTTTTTTGAATGTTTCAGGTGTTTTACCAGCTATTTTCGCGAACTCTTTAAAGTCAGTAGCAAGGGTTGGTAGTAGTTTTGATAGTGTTGAACTCGCAACCTCTATTGATTGTCCACTCTCATCAAATAACGCTCCTAACGCCTGAACCTCATGCACCTCCAATATATTAGAAAGTCCAGCCATACGATTAGTGAAATCCAGAATAGCACCCGCACTACTTGCTCCACTGGCCGAAAGCTCATTCATACTTGAACCGATTCTTTCAATACCTCCAGCAACTCCAAACTCTTCTAATAATCCGAAATTAGCTGAAACCTTACCTAGATTTGTCGCAATTTCCTCAGCCGTACCACCTAGATCGTCACCAAGAGCAACAAATACCTTATCGGCTGATTCTGTGAACGCTAGTATATCGTCTTTACCTTCGACACCTAAACGACCCGCTGCACTAGCGAGTTCTTGTAGTGCTGTAATTGATGTCCTAGTATCAATCTTAAGCAATTCCAAAGAAAGTTCCTTAGCGGCCTTTATTGTGAGGTTTGTGGTTTTTGCAACATCTGCAACCTTCTCATCAAAATCAGCAATTACTTTAACTGCTGATCTTGCTATTGCGACACCACCCATAGCTAAACCAAACTGAGCGAGTAGTCCTGTTACCTTACGAACAGATAAGCCCATTTTCTCAGTGGCTAATCCATAACGCCCTACATCGCGTCTACCGTCTTTTGCATCAGTGTTTACCCTTCTTAATTGCTTATCTAAACGTAGGAAGTTTTTCTCTGCTCGTTTTGCCTGTTTGGAGTTTTCGCCATACTGTACAGCAAGACGTTTAAAGCGATTCTGAGCGGTGTCAACCTGTTTTGTTAATCGTCTATAAGGATTTAAGGAGTCAATTACAGCCTTTTTAGCTTTTATTGAGGCTTTTGCCTCACGCTCCTTAACCTTTGCCAATCTCTCAGTTTCCTTTGCAAATGCAATCTGAGTTTTTAACGCTTGCTGTTTTTCCTGTTCCTCTACTTTTCTAAGTTTGGATTGTTCAGCATCTAATTTTATTAATGTCTGCTCAGTGCGTATTTTTTCCTGTAGTAGTTTTTCACTTTCTCGTTCAGCTTTATTTATATCATTGATACCTTTTAAAGTATCAGATTGAGCTTTCTTAAATGAACCATCGAGAGTTTTGGCAATTTTTGTCAACCCCTCATCGAATTTAGTCAATGAAGTAAGGGCGGAATCAAGTTGTGTTTTGATCTCCCCAATTGGATCACCTTTAATGATGTCACTTTTTTCTACTGGATTCTCTGCCATAAGACTTCATTAAATTTTCAAACTCTACTACTGTAATGTCTTTTTTGTGTATAACCGCAACTCCTTGGAATTTAGCTAACACCGACAAACATTCATCTGTATCCATCCCTTGTTTGTTCGCGGGATCTAAATTCTGTAAGTTGATTTGTTCAATAGCAATCTGATTCTCTAAAAACCTATTCCCTGTGATTATTCGTTGATACCTGAGTTTGGTCAATCGCATTTTACATGCTAGATAATCCTTTTGGGTGTCAGGTTGTCCGAATCGTTGTATATGTCCGTTAAATAACCTCTCGAATACATACGCATCAACAATGCCTTTACGTAGCCTTAGAACGTGGTTAAACGCATTCCACAACCATTTAAACGGTTTGATTAACTGAATTACCAACCACGGCATTTTGCTTTCGATCAAATCCCTTCTAAGGAATTGCATGTGACCTACTTTAGCCTTATCCCATCTGTACAAAGACAAATCATCTAGTTCCAAGTAATATCCGTTTGACGTAATTAACATACGCTTCACGTACCATATTCGTAACTTTTTCAAGATTCTCATCTGTTAATGCTATTATTTCTTCACCGTACTTAACGAATAAATTATCATCATCCTTTTGACCATCTGCAACTATCTCAAAGCTATTGGCCAAAACTCTCAGGAACATTGATCGGAAAAACTCCCCTGTATCATCAAATGTAAAATGTGTTCCTTCCTGCTTCTCGGGGTTGGCTATCTGCGATGCAAACGAGTAAAACCCGATTTCCTCACCGTCACCATCTATTCCTTCCGCTCTAAGTTGTGCCTCTCGAACCAAATCAAGTATATCTTCCCTCGTTTTTGGTGTAAAAGCTTCAAACCATGCGACTGAATCAAATAAAACCCTTCCGCGCCGTAGAAACGAGTGTAACTTGCTTTGACCTATTGCCATAATAAATGAAGGGGACTAAATAAATAGCCCCCGTTTTTTAATCATCTGTTTCCTCTGAAGTCTTTTTCTTAGACTTCGGATGTAGCTTTTCCCACTCCTTTGTAACAATCTCTTCAGGTATTATCCCATCGTATGACTTTACAGCCTTACTAAGAGTTGTGGATTTAAGAAAATCACCATCAAGTTGGTAATGTTGGTTTTTGATCACGCTCATAGCTCAAGTATTAAAGTGCTACAAATGTGTCCTCAATACCTTCAAAACCGTTGACAAGGTTTCCTGTCGCCGCTTTGAACTCATCCAACTCTACAACATCATTCGTTGTTTGAGCTAAGAAAGTAATTGCGTACTCTCCTGGAACTGTCAAACTTTCAACCGCAGTAGCCACTACGATAACCGCCGGAGTAGTTATGTTCAGTAATGAGAAGTCAGCCGCGATCGCTCCCGTAAACGGAAAAAGTGCGTTTGCTGGCCCGTATTGGAAATCACATTGAACAGTAATTTCCGTTGCTGAATCAACTACAATTGTAGTGAATTGAACATCAATCATACCAAGACCCTCAAGTGGATCAACTACAGAAATGAAGTCAGATTGTAACAACATCCACTGATTACCATCATTTGTAATGAATTTGTAATCAACTGTGAACATTACTTTTGATCCTAAATCTGCTGTTGCATTGATGAACTTAGCATCAAACGACCCCTTGTTAGCTGGGCGTGGAAATAGGTTATCACCTTCCAATTGACCTTTTATGTTTCCACAATCATCAATCTCATATATACCAAATTCAACACAAGCTGCGGATGTTTTATCAAAAAACTGCTCGTTAACTTCCCACTTTTCGTAAGTGATACGCTTGATACCATCTCTTGTTTTCTTACGCTCTCCTTTGTCGTCTTCTTCAAAATTTGGATCCGTTTCTTCATGAACAACATTTTTCAAGTCAAGGTATGGATAACCTCTTTTACTTGGATCTGGGTTGTTCAATAGATCAAGCCAATCTTGACCTAATGTTGCTGATGTACGGTCTAAACCGTTTCTCGTTCCGTCTTTTGCTCTAATCGGAACCATCACAATACCACTAGTAATCCCAAACGGCTTAATCCCGCCTGGTATTCCAGTGTTTCCTAGTTTGCCTGTACACAGACATCCTGCTACTGCCATAATTTCTATTTTTTTAATTAATTGTTATTATTTAACACGTCATGTTCGGTCTAAATTTTACTATGAACTCGAATCGTACAACATAAAAATGCTGCATATTAGTGTATCGTATTTTGTCTATTAAGAACTCCTGGTAAACATCTCTAATCCCTTGGACTGTGTTGTCCAATTTAAAGAAGCTATACCCAAAGAATCCAATAGATGCGCTTTCTACAAGACCATTTAACTCTTCATCGAACCTATGTGGAGGGTCAACAAACAACTTGTCCAGTTTAACTTGAAAGATCAAAGCTACTCTAGCCGTTTCAACACCGTTTTCATGTGTCGAATCAACAGGCATACGAAAGAAAAAAGAAGTCGCTGCATGATTGTCATTAAACAATATGTCTTGATACTCTTTATTTCCTTCGAAATATTCAGGTATTAACCCTTTCTTACCTTCAATCTCTGTCTCATTCAAATAAACCCTAGGCAAAGACTCATAATCAGAAAGGTTCAGTTTTTTGTATAAAAAAGGCTGAAACTGATTAATTCTATGATCTAATCCAACTGGGTTTGTTTTTTGAATAAGTGCCATTATACCGATCTTAACGTTGTTTGACCGCCTTTGTTTTTATCAACCAACTGGTTGTCAAAAGTGGTTTTTATCTTTGCTAACGCCTTTCTCTTCTCGCTCTTGAACTTCGACAAAATAGAGCCTCCAGACTTATCATCTTTTGTCTCTGCTTGTAACATCTTAACGTCTAATTGAATACGTTGTTCCCTATTGCTACGGTTGTGAGAGTTGTGTAAAAACATGTTTAACACGTCTAACTCCCATGTAGCTTGCAGAAACTGCCCGTAATACTTAAGATTCTTGTTAAGATATATCGTCGAATCGAGATTAACCGAGATGTTGAAACCTAAACCGTTGTTTGTTGTGCTTATTGAATAGTCTGCGCCTTCTGGAGTTGCACCAATTCCCGTTGCTGTATACACAACAAACCCCTTATATTTCAATGGGTCTATTGTAGCACCGTTAGTTAGTACTGTTTGTGCATCGACTGCAAAGATGAATTTTCCCTTTCCAGAGAATACGTAATCAATGTCTTCGAACACAAGCCTTCCTTCAGCGTTTGGATTCAGTATAAGCGTATCAATCAACACCCCTTGGTTAATGACATACAGATTTTGAGGCACTGCCGTTGTTGCCTGAAATGCGACTTCGTTAATAGTGAATTCGACATAATCAGACCCTTTCGGCTCAAATACCCATGCTGCATAGTCATTTGGCAAGAGCGTAGCCGTAGCGTTTTCTTCAATCTCTGCAACATTGTACAGATATTGACTGTCCACTAGCCTATCTTGTAGGTTTAACTCAGATATTGCGTTATCCTGTGAGCTTAAAGCAAATGTTTTTATCCTAAGCGATTCAATGTTAGTTTCAAGCCATTTCAAAGGAAAAGACGCTGGGTCGTTCCCTGTGTTGCTTGCCGATAACGATTGATAAATCAAACCTCCTGACGTAACTAGATCTGTACGGTTTCTGCTATCCGTGAATTTCCCGTAGGTGTCTCCAGGTACATAATCCGCAAAGGTAAAGTCAACATTCGGTAAATACGAGAGTAAGTTTTGCGTAGTGATAGATGGATGTACCCCACTGTTGAAGTACATCTTACTATCAGGTGCCGCAGTTAACTCGCTATCGAGTACTACCGTGTCAGTTAATTTCTCTGCAAAGGATAAAATCATTGCTCAGTTTTATGGTGCTGTGAATGTAATCGATAAAGCCGTTACAGCTGATCCGTTCACATAAATGTTTGTACCATCACTTTCAATTTCAACGTAGTCACCAACCGATTCAACAGTAGATACGAAGCTTATAGTGTTCTCATTTACTGCCACTACAGGCGCACCCGCTACCAAGGCATGACCCTGAATAACGTTTGTTGTGCTTACAATTGTCCAATCAGTAGTTGCGAAATTTGCCCCCACCTTGAATTTGTAATACATTCCGTTGAATACAGGAGGAAGTAATATTTCCGCTCCATCAGTTGCACCATTTAAGATGAATGTTTTACCACTATCCTCAACAGTTAACGTTTTGTCTACGGTTACTTGCTCAACATTTGCAAGCATTCCAAACCCTTCAAAAGGTACTTTCGTGCCATCTGCACGTACTATATAAAATTTTGCCATAATTTCTATTTTTTTTAAGCAGCTAAACCTTTGATTTTGACAATATCATTTGCTCTCGATGTAATATCTGTGTTGAACTTAAACACATAATAAGCACGAATCCAAATTGCCATTTCTTCACCAGCCGTCATGATAAGGTTGGAGTCCGTTCCAGTTCCTACAAGTCCAGTTGCGTTAGCCGCAAATTTGTTAGTGTAGATATTCGCTCTCATTCGAGTTGGCCCAATTTCTACATCTGATACTGACCATTTCTGATCTGCCAATGTTGTTCCTGCTCTAAAGTCGAACGGGAAATTCCCATAAATACCAACAGCGCCTTTACGTACCCAAAAGCCATTGAAAATATCTGATCCTGGAGCAAGGCTGTGAGAGTTGTGCATGTCTTCCGCTGGAATCATACCAAGCGCACGAATGTTTTGCTGATTGCTCTCACCAAATTTAAGCGCTTCAAATTTTTGAGTTGCCAATCCTGCTGGACTAACTAAAGACATGTACTGCCCTCCCAATTTGTTTGCACGCATAAGCTCAGTCAATGAAGCAAACATTGTTTCTTGTTGTGCTGCTTCGTCGATTTCGAGTGTATCAGTACCCGCGTTAAACACGTAAGTACCACCTCCTACACTGTGATTTACTTGCTCAGTAAAGCCTAATACTTGAGTTTTTCTAGCCTCAAGGATCGTGATTCCGAATACCTCCATTGCCGTTGCCATTGCATCAGCGATATTGGTCATTTTAATGTTTCTGTCTTCCTCTGCTGCAATAGTGTTGTTTGCATACTGTGAGTTGTATTGACGGAAACCAGAGAAGAAATCAACCGCTACAAAGCTGTATTCTGCTGATTCTGTAAGATTGTCAGGAATAAACTCGAAACCAGGAGTATCGACAACCGTTACCGTTTGCTCTTTAATTACTGGGATTTTCACTTCTCTTAGAGAAGAAGTAGTCGCCAGCCTTTCTCGTGCTTCTGCTGAAATATAATTAGCAAAAGGAGTGGATTCTTTGAAGACATCGACTACACCATGAGGTGCGAATCTTTGATCGCTCGTTGCGAATGTGTCTTGCCAATCATTCCACTGTGTTGCATCTAATAAAGCCATAATTTTGCTTTTTTAATGAATGAATAAATAATTGTTCTACGCAGTCCGTTGCGATTTTCTTGTCTAATTTTATTCGATGTTTAAGGGAAGTAGTCTGTTACTTTTTAAGTCCCTTTAATATCTTGCTGTTTAGTTCAGCAAATTGTTTTGTATGATCATCTGTCATCGGGTTAATATTCTTCGATGCCAAATACTCTTTAATCAGTTTCGATATAACGATACTATCAGCATCAGCAGGAACTTTAAAAGGCACGTCCGTGACATCTTGTAAATCCTTTTCTTTCCCGTTAAGACCGTCTTGCTTTCTACCTTCTAAGAGTTTAGAAATTTCTTCATCCTTTTCAACAAGCGAAGACAAGTCTACAATAGTGTACTCGTTTTCTTTGCTCTTAGCGATTGACTTTCCGTCCTTATCAACTTCAACAATCCAGTCTTTTTCTATTCTAGATATGAACTCATTCCATTTAGCCGTAGCTCTATATTCGTCTACAGTATCAGGAAAGGCAGGCTTTACGTTGCCATAACTAACAAGCTTCTTCATAGACTCGTATTTCTCCTTTAGCGGATCATACTTTCCTGCTGTTTCGCTTAACTCATCGAACTTAGCATATTTTTCTAAAGCTTTATTAAGTTTATCCTCTGATACACGTAGGGCTTCTTTAGTTCCTGCATCACCGTCAAAGTCTTTAAGCTTTGTTTCGTAGTCCAATTTTAAAGCGGCTACACTATCAGTCTCTGATTTAGAGAAAGCCCCCCATGCACGTGGGATATAGTCCATTGCTTTTTCACCTTCGTTACGAGCTATTTTCGTAGCTGTAGCAATTCCTGTCATTGCTCCGTCTAAGATACCTTGTGCGTCCGTATTTGCTTTGGTGTCCCAACCTTTCTTTGATTCTGCTAGTTGTGAATCATGCCAAGGATTGACGAACCCAATTACTTTTGCAACCTGATCAGTTGAAAGCCCTAATTCTGTTGCTTGATCTTCTGTTATTTCTAATGCCATAATATTAAGTCTGTTTAATTATTAATCGCGTTGTCTTTGTCTTATTTTAGACAAGTCATCATCACCTAATTCTTCTAGAATTCCATCTGTTAAGGGATATATATCCTTTTCAACACTTCCGTTTTCTATAAGTCTTCGGATAACACCAACCTTTTTAAGCCTCAAAAAGCCGCCTCTTTCAACAAGGTATCTAGCGTTTGTTTGCTTGTTTTTGTAGGATTTCCCCACTTGTAAATCTTTAACTTTCATAGTCCGTTATTTAGTTAAATTGTTAATTAAGCTTCGATTTCCTTCATCTGTCCGTCATTGACCTCGCTGTACAAATAGGATGGTTTCCCGTTTGGATCTTTATAAAAAGACTTCAACGCCTTAACGTCTTCAAATACTGGCTCTAGAATGTCATTCTTTTCTTTGTCTTTCTTTCCTGATGGTTTCGTTCCAGTTTGACGTTGGCTTTCTGTAATTAGCCCTTTTTCTCCTGAAATGATACACTGATACATTTTTCCTACAGTTAGCTTATCTGCTTTTAATCCTGTTTCCATAGTCTGTTATGAATTTTTATATGTTACTATTGTTTTGCTAAATGTTCTTCAATTTTCTTCTCTAAAGTTGAAGCTTTTGACATTGGGTGTGCCTTTTTACCAATCACTTTTTCGTACTTCTCTCTCCATGCGGCAAGTTCTTTGTCTACATCGGTCGAATCGTTACCAGAAGTGTCGGTGTCAGTGTCAGTAGTTGTGTTTCCATTGTTGCTTGCCATTAACTCAGCAATTTGCTCCTCTTGTAATTTAGATTTAGCTTCTAAATCAACTATTTTTTGCTGATCTGGAGTAAGTTTTTCACTCACTTTTTGCATTGCTTCAGCCACCGCATCAATAATCTCTTGAGGTGTTTCAATAAGATCGTACTTGGTTTTACGAATTTTAATAGGCTTTCCTTTTCGATCCTTTCCATCTTCAAGCCAAATTGTTTCTTCGTGTACCTTTTCAACTAACACTTTTTTGTACTGAATTTTAGCTGATTTCATGAATGTTTTCCATGCTAAACGACCATATCCCTCGATTTTAACGGGGTGGTTCTCATAGTACGGGTTGTCATCCTTATCCTTTCTGATAGTTGGGTGATAAACTCTGAGCGTTACAATTAGCTCTTTTTCTTTTTTTTCGTTTTTCATAGTCTGTTATGTTTTACGTTGTTGGTGTATTTACTGGCTCTGGCTTCGGTGGCTCAGGTATTCCAGCTTTTGTTATTAAATCCTTAATTAAATTGTTTATTGATGTTAGTCTCGCTTCGTTAGACGTTCCTTCAGGGAAGTCATTAAAGAATATCACTATGTCTCCATAGGTCGCTTCAAATATTCCGATCCAATATGGAAATCTAGTGTAATACTGAAAGTTAATTGAATCGATTCTTTGATTATCTACAGCCGTATTAAAATCAACATCTGCTGAATAAGGCATCAATGTTATCAAAATCTCTTCTCGTTCTGCCTTGTCTCTGTTAAACCTGTTCTTATTTCGGCTTAATCTGAGTAGAATATTTCTGCGCTCAATAGGGTTTGGAGCTATTTCGAAAAGTTTGTAGAGTTCATTTTGAGTTTCAGGGAAGAAATCAGATCCATAGAATGCGTCATTTGTCACTTGTTCCGTACCAAATTCTAACGCTAACATATCAAAATCGGAAAGTTTTCTAATCCTGGACATCCCTTTGGACACTTTTCTAAGCGCATCTTCTTTGCTTATGAATCCCTTGGATACTTGTTTTTCGTTCTGAGCCTCTTCGTTTTGCTCCTTGAAGTCACCCGTTACCGATTGAATAATATCGTTCTCTATTTGTAGAATGCGCTCGTTTAGGTGTTTCATCGACTCAACTGGCATGTGATAGAACTTGATATAATTCTGAACTGCTGCTGAATCAATAGAACCATCTTCTTTTAATCGTGGTATTACATCGATAACCGTTCCCGCTTGCGTTTCGCTCTCTTTTCCTACAACTTCTCTTTGTTGTCTGGATTGTTGGCTACTAATAGACAGGGGAGTTGGTGGCGCTTTATCTACAGAATCTACATCTTCGGCTTCACCATCAACTTGTCCTTTATCCTTGAATCTAAGTATGGCCGTTACAGGAACAACACCGTTTGGGTCTGTCATTCTCTGTAGTGTTGTCAAGAAACTGTATTCTTTTAATTTTGGATTGACGAATGAGAATATTGATTTACGCACAATATCATCATCTGAAAATGGTTCAGGAACAATATAATTCGCTGGACATTTACCTAAATCATGAGGAACTGTAAGAATTGGCTCAACCTTCTCATCATAGAAGATGTACTCTTTGTCATCCATGTAGAGAAAACCATTCCTCATGTCAACTGTACCGTCTTCTTTTGTGATTGGAACTGCTGCCGTGTACGCAATTCTTTCAATAACACTCTTTGATGACTGCAAGGCCACCACATTATCAATAGAAATAAGATCTCGAAATGGTGTGTTTATCTTCTCAAGATCGGTAATAAGAATGTCATTGTGACGAAACATCATGGCGTTTAAAATCCACTGATCAAAATGAACGAAATTGAGACTTTCAGGCGTTTCGACCTGTTGACCCTTAATAGTATATTTGAAAAAAGAATCTTCACTGAAGAAAACCCTTTCTAATTGAGGTCGAATTTTATTGTTTACGATATTTGCTGAAGGTACTGGAAAACTCAAATACTTGTAGAACGATAAAAAGTTGTTACCTCCAAATATCGTTTTAATCCAGTTTAGGAACTCATCATTTCCCGCGTATTCCTTCTCTACCCATTGATTTAGATACGCTTGAGTAATTGGTTGCTGTATGCTTGACTGGGTAAAATAGGCGAGTTCTTTCTGTTGTCGTCTTGCCTCAGCAATCGATTGTGATCCTATTTTCTGTTCGATGAATTCTCGTGACACTAAAGAATGTTATTTTAATCAAAACTAAAGAATTATTTTAACATAATGAAAATTAAACAGAAATTGGGTGTAATGTTATTAATTTTTGGGCGTAAAAAAGCGCATCATTTCTGACACGCTTTAATTTAGTAGGGACAGAAGGAATCGAACCTTCAACCGATCTAATGATATACGATAACAATCAAAAGTAAGTGATTACCTTTAGTTTGATATTCGAATCACGCCACCCATTTGACACCAAGGAAGTAAAGCATCGACAAAATCACTTCTACAGATTTCCTTTAGCTAAAAGCTACTCTGTATTTGTCTGAACATTTCCCTGTCATATCCCCATATGTTTTAACCTATTACTTAGTTACCTAGAAACCGTCTAGGATTCGGTTGTTAATTGTTTCCATTGTTCAAAACTTGGTAGCTGTTGTCGAGTTCTACCCTCGTTGATGTATCCGTGTTCAGCATATACCTTTAGTTGATAATCTAGGGTTACAGGCTTTAGGTTGTCGATGTACCAACTTAAATAGGTGCTTAGTAACTCAAACTCTTCTATCATAGCTTTTCAATTTCTGTTCTTACTTCTTTCCACCAGTCTTTTGAACCTACTGGTATTCCATGTTTTTCAATATAGCTTTTAGGGTAAGATGTTAGTGGTGTGGAATTAAGTATCTCATCAACCGTTATTAAGGCGCATTCCTTCGCTGAATCTTCGTCTGGCTCATGCTCTTGGTAATACTCATTCACGCTAGGCATATAATCAATATATTTCTTTACCAACTCCTTTGCTTTCTCTTCTGCTGTCATACTTTGGTCATTTTAGGTGAGATTTCTACAATCCTTTCCTCCATTTTTGTTATTTCATCAAGATAGAATCTATGCATTTGTTTCTGGCTTGTGTGGTGAACAAATCCTCCTTCGACAAGTAAATCATCAAGCTTTATATATCTCTCGCGCTTCTGCTTCAACAAGACTAATTCTATGGTTTTGTTCTTTCGTTTAAATAGTTTCATACTCTATAGTTGTTAGTCGTTAAACCCATACTTGTTTAGGTAGTTCAATCTCTCTAATCTTGTTCATGAAACATTCTAACGCATCTTGGACAATGATTAGTTTGTCGTCCTTATATCTCATTATACCATTCTTCTCAAATTTTTCAATTAATGACTTACATGCGGGTGTGTCAATACTAGGAAATGGGTTTGGGCTATGTATGTACCATAACAACATCTCAGCTTCTAATGGGCTTTCTATTTTCATAATGTTTGTTTTAGTCGTTACTACTGCTACTTGAGTTCTTGAATAGTAGGCTACATAATAACGAAAGCCCTAAAGACTGCCAAAATGTAATTACTTTCAAACCGAATATTTCAGGCATTAACCAATTCCACAACCAATAAACTGGCAGGGAAACCAATAAACTTAATCCTAACGCTACTAATAATCCTACTAATAATTTTCCTACTATTTCCATAATACTTGTTTTACGTGTCAAAACCCCTACACTAGATATAGTAGCCGCTTGCATGGCATTCCAGTATAAGGGTTTCAAAATTAAGATCTTTGTGATTTGCAAGCCACTTCAGATACCGCAATATACTAATAATATTCAATTCTACAACTCTTGACCGTGTGCCATATGAGCGTAGCGTGCTGCCGAAAGCAAATGATCAAATCCGTCGATTGGCTGGTTGATTAGGATGCCTTGAACCTCTTTCATCTTGTAGTTCTCCAACTCCTTTTTAATGGCTTTCCACATAGCCCTACCGTGTTCTGTTGACAAATCGACAACTATATGAATCTTGTAACTCTTCATGTCAGTTATCCAGAACATGATACCTTTTGTTTTTGACACTTTGGCAATTTCCCAACCCCTGGCGAACAATTCACGTACCATTTGAACCACACCTTTACGCTCAGAAACGTATTTATCAGCACTATCAGCTGTGATTGGTGTGATCATTCGGACTTTACATGCTCTTAAGGCTTGGTGCATTTCCTCACTTGTCTCGGTTGGCTTATACCAAAGGGGCTGAATGTAGATGTTTCTACCTTTACGAGCGTATTTAACGAGTGCTGAGGGATCTACAGTAAACCCAAAATCCAGACCATAAGTAAATGCAATGTTTGGGAATTTGTCTATACGTGTGTATAACGGATAAATCAATCCTTTCATTGCTCCACGCAATCCTAAACCGTACACTTTCCACATGAACTCATCACGTGTACCATTTTCTGTATTTACTGGATGGGGTGGCGGTTGATGTTTCTCGGTAATCAATTTACCATCATACATCAATACGTTATTCTCGATGTAATACGAATCAGGCAACCAAGGCTCGTAGCTTAATATTTTGTTAAGCTGTGTTGGTGATATGAATTTGTTGTCTTTAAACGTTGTGCGTAAGAATCCTACATCATGTCGAGGCTGTACATTGTCAAATACCCAATGATGTGTAAATGATGGGTTGTAATCCATCCACCAAAATATATTGCACCTCATTTCAGATTGATCAAACACCTGTCTTTTGATAAACATTGCTTCATTGTAAAAGGCATAATCACACGTACCACCATGTTTTCCATCTCCTAAGAAGGCAATACGGCTCTTTCCTATTTTGAATGTCTTTATTTCGTCTGCTCGTTTGAATTTGTTGTCTAAATCGAAATCATCTAATCTCTGTCTGAAGTCATCATATAGTGTCTCTTTGAATTCATTATAAGTCTCTCGATATATGTTGATCTTACACCCCTTGTCTTTGTGACGTTCTGTACACAACCAAATGATTATATCGATTCCTGACCACGTTTTTGTGCTTCTTGAGCTTCCTTCAAGGATGTAACCGGCATAACCCGACTCCAATTTAGGCACACCCTTTTTATCTTTTACCCATTCCTGAGTCTCTATAGCTTCATGTAATACTCGATAGTTAGGGCTTGAATTAGCCTCTGTGGGATTTCTTAGAACTTGATAACGCTTGTCAACCTCCCTTTCCTCGTAAAGTTCCTCTAATTCGTATATTTCGGCATCTGTGAGGCTCAAGAGTCTTTCATTTTTTGCTCTAACGCCTTAATACGCTTCTCTCGATCTTCTTCTGAAAGAACGCCTTTAATGTCTAATTCTTGTTTATCAACTATGCCTAAATCACGTGCAATTATGTTAGCGTTGTAAGCTCCAACAGCCGCGCCCTCAAACTTTTGACTGTAGATGATATCTCTTATGTGTGTGATGACCCCAGAAAAATCTTTTGATTTCTTATCCGTTTTACCTTTTAAGTTTGATTCAAATTGATTGAAATAATCAGTGTTAACGTCTAAGAAAATGCACAATCCTGTTAATGTGAATGGTGACGATGTAGGGATTTTGACCTCTTCGACTTCTTTGCCCTTAAAGTCAACTCTTTCCCATGATTGTTCTGATTGGTACTCGAAATATTCATAACACGCCTCTTTCATTGTTTGAGGTGTTGCAAATATCGTGTCTCTACCATGTTTGGATCGTAACATCCAAAACTTATTGTCTTTAGGTGCCCCCATAGTCTGTTATAGGTTTTTACGAATATAGGGAAAATAAGATTAATGGGTTTGGTGTTATTATTGTATTCCTAGTATCGTGAAATGCGGTTTTATACTTTTCGATAAAAAGACACATCCTTTGCTGTTGTATGTTTTGGGTGTGTTTTCTAGTATTGGATTTCTAAATTAACTCTCTCTGACACCATCGCACCTTTTATATGCCCTGTTATAATCAACCAATCGGTTAGGCATACCAAACAACATAAATCTTACTAAACTGCTAGCATAATCGTGACAAACCACCTCCCCGTCTATCGTTCCAAAGTTAGAGTCTTTCACATCGGTGAAGTATGTCGGTATACGTAAGCCTTTAGTATCTTCGAGTGGTGTTGTGCGTTTCTGTACTAGGATTAAACCATCATCTGAAATGAACTCACATGGGGCAAACCACTTAGATTGATCGGAATACTGTACTATATCCCACATCTCCCACTCTAAAACGTTTGCGTTTGGCGTGTCGATAGCCACCTTAATAACTAATCGTTCATCGTAGGGACACTCAAATACCTCTCGGCTTATTCCGCAACCTATCCATTCTCCTAGCATTGCATTGAGTAATGGCTTTGAGTTGCCTAAACGTTTAAGAGCCTCCTTTTTATAGTTGGCTTTAGTATCCATAATTACCTTTTAAATTTACCTTTTAACACTGCTATTGTCGTTCCAATGTCTGAATCTTCTTTGCGGGACTTTATCCATAGCCACACAATGAATACAATGAAATTTAGTATTGCGATGCCTAGAGCTATTAGGAACCACCACCATGATAGAAAGTAGTAGCCTGTTGCTAGTAGGGCTGTTACTGTGAATATTGAGGTGTCGCGTAGTATTTGATCGTCAAAGAGCCTCCAGGAAGCAAATGGATCTATTTCAACATCCCAAAGTGGAGCCTTCATTATTCTTGTTGTCATGTACACCGTGAAAAGCCATATAGTTGATATCCCGTAGTAGAAGTAAAGCCAGATTGTTTTTAGTATGTTCATGTTTGCTTGTTTTGGTGTTCCAAATGTACGAAAAAAAGAAAACCCTCATTAAATCAATAATGAGGGTTAAATACTATCGTGTGTGGCCTCTACGAATGAGAGGCGGTATAACTTCCTGTATTTCTACAATTATAAAACTCTTTGCATGCCTGATACTTATTGTAATTGGTTCGCAAATATTGTGTTTGATAAGTTTCCGCTATACCTCCAAGTTCTGTTGTACTGTTAATTCCCTTGGCATCTTCTGATAAAATCAGTCCGTAATCATGATCGATGTCGATCGGGATTATTGGGTAAGATGAAATAACTGTGATCGTTGCCTCGCTAAACAAGACATGTTCTCTTGTAATGGTGAAATCATAATCCATTGTGTTTACAATCTCCATTGCTGGAGCGTCTACATCTGTGGATATGATAACATCATCTGTGATTTGTGGCGCGACATCAAAAGTAACTGACGCGTTGGCGAACGCTGATACAGCAGACACCAATAAAACCAAAATGAAACGTTTCATGATGCCAATATATAAAAAAAGCCCCACAACTACTATTGTGGAGCCTCGAAAGTATAAACCAATCTACTCTATGAAAGTGCAATGTAAGCAAAAATCGCATACAAGAAAAGGTGAGGCCTTTTCACGAGATTGTAGATCTCGACTCCCCCCAAGAAATACCCCTGCAAAAATTCTGTTTTTCGTTTGAGAAAAAAGAGGAATTTTAAAGGGTAAACAAATCAGCGTGGGATCTAACCGCTATAAGTATCGTACAAAAAAAACGACGCAGCGACGCTCAGAACAAATAATACCACGAAAAATAAAGTGTTTCCATGTGTTTTTTTAAGCCTATTCTTAATCATTTTTTGATTATGCTCAATACGGTCTAATTGAGTCATTTCGTTTTCTTCGTCCATGGTGAATAAATTTGATGTTCACCCTAAATGTAATCAATGAGTACAAACAATCATAGTTATAATTTAAAAATACCTTCCTGTATTGCGTACTTCATTATTCCAAATGAGCTATCACAACCTATCTTTTTCATAATTATCTGCCTACTATTTTCAACTGTTCGATAGCTTTGATTGGTTGCTTTCGCTATTTCTTTAGATGTAAGTTCTGCACATACCATTTTAATGATTACTATCTCTTTATCGTTGATAGGCTTGGATATACGTTTTAATCTTGCGCGTTTGTTTTGAGCAGAAATGTACTCTTTTGTCTCGCTTTTTTTCATAAGTGAATATTTAATTGCTTAGTGGTTCACTTCAAAATAACGATTAAAAACAGTATATGAAATAGGTGAGGGTACTCATTTATTTATAATGGTTCTGAATAGCTACTCATTGAATATGAGTAGTTTCGCCTAGATTGAGTTACAGAAACAATTCAAATGTTTTATTGTCGGACATATAATGAAACTCTTTGCATCTCATTAAAAAATCTGTTCCTAACAGAATTGGGTATAGATAGTCATTTGGCATTTCAACAAATTCATCAGTAAATAATTCATCAATACCAAGCATTTTAAACTCTAATAAAAAAGTGTCTAATATTACCATTGATTCAAACGCTGGGTTATTAATGCCTGCTTCACCTGTTTTTTCTATGTTGTAACACTCTTTTAGTAATGGTACAATCTTTCTACCTAACATGGATTTTTTGGCTCCAGTATCTATCATAGCGTCAAGCTCAATTTCTCTGTATTTCAATTTTAGAAACGGGCTTCCGTTCACTAATTCCCCTTTGATGATTTTATTAAAATTGAAAGGTTTATTTTCCATGATATTTTCTTGTATGCCAAGATACATATATGGAGGTATATCGATGTCAATTCTTTTAAATTTCATTTCCCTCAATTTTGTAATCTAGAGTAGTGGTTTTTGTTTCAGATTTCTTCATAAGTTAAATGCTCGTTTGTGAGGGTATTTAACATAATGCTCAGTTATAGGTTGGATTAGTCTGAAAGACGGACTATAACTGCTGTTATGTCTGAATACCTTCGGGTTATACTTGAAGGTTTTGAACCCGCTCCTGGTTGAGGATTCATTCCGAAATTTCAAAACCTGATTAAGGATAACAGAAGCGTCGGATTCATTTCAAATATAGTGAAAATGCGGGAACTTATGTACTGTAACTACGTGCGGAGGAAGATTTGTTTAAATTTCTTGGGGAGGCAAATTCAAAGAAAGTCAAAGCTTGTTTTTCATAGAAAAATAAATTGAATTTCGACCCGTAGGGATTGAATTTGCCAAATTTTTGATGAGGTGTAACCGTCTACCTGTCTCGAACTGTCCGATGAGGTAGCGGAGCGTTATCAAAAAAGGGCAACACCGTAGTATCACCCTTTTAATCTAAACCTTTCACAACTAACCTTTGTTAGTGAGCCGAAGATACAAATTAACTTCCATCTCCATCTGTTTCTTCTGGATTCTTGTAATATCCGATTAGTGCGCCCTTTTCGAATATATCGTTTCGTTTGTCCTCTCGGTGGTTTCTCCACATTATGCGCATTCTAGTTTCCATCTGGGCAATCTTTGAAGTAAATACCCTTAGCGATATGGTTTGATGTTTTGATGCTCCGGATAGATCTGTTCTTGGTAGAATTATTCAACCGTAATGAGCCTCGAAAGCGTTGGGTTCTTTGCTTGCGTGTGCCAAAATAGAAACGTTTCGAGTTGAACAACATCAGAATGGTACGAGCTTGAAATTCTCCACTAGCCTTTTCGGTTATGCCGTTCCATTTTTGCTTTATCCCTTGTACTAGCTCCTTAATCATGACTTCTTGTTGATTAGACGTTGTAACCAATTACGGTTTGTCAGTTTGTCTATTTGTTCTTTGTATGCCTTTCTATCGGCAGCACACTCATCTCTGTGAATTTGTTTCAGTTCGTCAAAAGATGCTTGGATTAGTTTTGAGTCGCTTTTGATTAGAAGGAATGATTCAAGAGGTTCACCCCATATATTACGCTTTGTAACTTTAATTTCAGCAACAACATCTCTGTCTTTGAGGTTTTTTATCTCTGTTTTGTACTCATCTTCAGACTCCTTAAACAATCTCTCCTGAGTCATAAGACCATCGTAAGTTTCTTTCTTCAATACTGTGTGTTCTCCGTTAATCATAATTTCTCAATTTCGGTTAATACTTCTTCGTATAGATAATATTCTCGTGGGTTTCCACATGCAAATTCTTTTTCTAATCCCAATAGATGTTCAGCAGCGACCCTAGCACATTTTTTTCTATGCTTATTGGTTACTCGAAAACCTTTCATTTGGTCGTAAAGCTCTTTGGCTTTATCTTTTGGTTCAATAGCGTTTCCTGTCATAATGTTAGTTTTTGGTAAATGCCCCCGATACAGAATACCGAGGGCGGTTAATAATTAGGCTGCTTCATCTTCTTTTTTAAAGTCCATTTCTGCTTGATTAGACTTGTTATCGAATACATACGCACACGCCTCATCTGCAAGCTCTCCAATGCATGTTTTTAATTCAGTTTCAAAACCGTAAGCGTCTTGGTGTGTTTGAATCTTTGCCGTGGAAATTGTAGTGTTCTGGTCTCCATTTGGATGACTGTAAACACCTTTTACTTGGACTGATTGACCTTCATCATCTTCGTAATTGTTAACACCAACCTTTTTGAATGAAGTGTATTCATCGCTTTTATCCATATCGTAATACTTTGTGAGAATGGAAACAAGTCGATTCATTACTAATTTGAAATCGGGATGCACTGGAAGTGCAGAAACTCTGCTGTGTTCATTCCCCTCGTCGATCCAAGATACTTTCATCTTAGACCCTTTCACCTCTACTGAAGCAAGATTGAATTGTTCGGGTTTTTTGATTGTTGACATAATTTATATTGATTTTGGGTTTGCTTTGTTAACTGGAATTTTTACCGTTGGTCTCCATGACCACAACGTTGCTAATTTTTGCTTTGTACTTGATTTTCCCATATGTTGATTGTATTTGTTACTTGTTTTTGGAAAGAAGACACCAAAACAGAAAGCCTAATGCTGTGATTATGTACGCAACTCCTAGTATAAAGCCTGTTGGTGTTTCTTCCATTTTGGTTTCTGGTAAATATTGAGGTTAAATTTAGTAATTAATCTTTGTTTGTTCATTATCGAATGCTGTGGGATAGTTGGACCAAATAACTTCACTCTGACGCCCAAATCTAGTTTTTTGTGTTGTTATAGGTTTAAAATTCAACCAGTTTGCACCGTGTTTTTCACACACTATCGTTTGCCCCTCTCTAGATTTACACCATTGAGCTAATTTTAAATAATCGAGGTTCTTATTACTACATTTGTAGACTTGCCCACCTTGAACATATGGCGGATCTATAAACCAAGTAGCTTTCTCGTTTTTGATATCCTCGAAGGATCCGTGCCTAATCTCCCAATGTCTAATCTTGTGTAGATTATTAGATATTCGATTCAGTGTAAAATTTATTGTGTTTGGTCGTTGTTGCATTCGTATTGTTGCCGATTTTCTAGGTGATTCAGTCATGAAACCAATTATAAAACCCATTAACTGCTTTGCTTCTATACAGTCAAAAGTATAATCATCAACATGCTCCCTAAATTTCATGTTTGGTAAACTCAGCACATCTTTCTTAGAGCATTTCTGCAACCATTTCCAAATGTTGATCACTACATCATATTTATCAACAATCAAAACATCTTTTTCAAAATACTTTAACGCATATCTCGCGGTACCCGCAAACGGCTCGATAATCTTATCCTCCTTTGGCGGTGGATAATGATCAATTACATTTGTTTTTGCTCCGTAGTAACTCCACATATCTTTAAAATTTTAATCCTAATTGACTCTTATCTTCTGGTTTTTTATTCTTCTTTGATTCTTGGTAGTAGGAAAACGATGCGAATTCATCAGAATACAATCCTATTTCCTCGTTTATTTCGTCTCTAAGGCGTTTTCTCTGTTTTTGGGTGTAAGTCATGTTTAATGTCAGTAAACGTCTTTTAATCGACTCTAAAACAGGTTTAACAGCAATTAAATCGTCTTTCTCCAAGTGTAAATTTGGGCATTGCATCAGTTTTTCGTCAATGTAGTCTGCATAATCATTCCCATATACTCGTTTTAATCCAATTCTGTATTTCAAATGATCCCCGCTTTGGTGGTGGTTCGAGTGAAAAGATTGATTGTGGATATTATGCAAATTATAGGTCAATGTTCTGTTTGATCCTGTTGAATGTCGATGGCCTCCGCTCATTTTACCATCTTGTAAGTCCGTACAAATGCATGGTTGATCTTTGTCAATTAATCTGGCAATGTGATTTATCAGAGGTTGAATGTACGTTTTGCGGTAATTGTCCTTTGACATGTTTTCCTTTTTATGCTTGGATTTGTCACGATCAGCTTTTTTTATCTGCTGTTCTTTGTGAAGCTCTAAAGAAGCCGTTATACATTCATCTTTTTGCATACAGTGCTTTTGAAGTGAATTATTGTAGAACGGAGTAAACCGTTCACCACATTCATCACACTTTGGTAAACTCTGCTTTTGCTTTTGCTTACCTTCAGGAGTATTAAACAACCATTCTTTATAACATTTGTCACATAATCCATAGGTGCGCTTGTAAACCTCTTTTCCACATCCAGTTACATCGGTTCCAGTTGCTTTGCCTATAGCCTTACATTTCTTCTTCTTCGGTGATATCGACATATTGTTGAATTGATTTAAAAATTTGATGTGCTAACTCTGGAACTATTGCGTTTCCGAATCCTTTGATTGATTCACTTCTCCATTTTGAAACGGTAATGTTGTCCAATTTGGTGGGAAGCCCATCATTTCGGCCACAAATAAAGGGCTGAGTTGGGAAGTCTTTCCAGGTTGGTGGAAGAAATCTTGTAGATTGTTGTTTTCTGAGCGTCCTGATTTTTTCAACGCTTCCGTTGTCCTTCCCCCTTTGTAATCCGTCGCCATTGGTGTCGGTATCAGTTGGTTTATTACCATCGATAGCGGCTTCCCTCCTTGATTGTATTTTTTCTTCCTGTTGTTCACTGAGTCCGTTGTCACGGTAGGCAATAAACCAAACTCGATCCCTTCTGTGGGGAGCTCCGACGGAGCAAGCTGGAAGTAGAAACGATTGTACTTTGTACCCTTCATTTTCCAAGTCAGCTTGCACCTCTTCGAAGACCATCCCTTCATTCCAACTAACAATCCCACGAACGTTTTCTCCCACAACCCAACTTGGCTGAATTTCTCGAATCGCTCTAAGCATTTCCGGCCAGAGGTGGCGGTCATCTTCCGTTCCAAGTCTACTTCCTGCGTTACTGTACGGTTGGCAAGGGAATCCACCTGTGAGGATGTCAATTTTTCCTCTCCAAATAGAGAAGTCTGTTTTGGTGATGTCTTCATAACTTTTTGCTTTAGGCTAGTAGTGTTTTAATATTCGTTGTCCAAATGGATTCCATTCACAATGAAAGGCGTTCTTCCACCCCATCCACTCGGCTGCAAGGTCGAAACCTCCGATTCCAGAGAATAAACTAGCGTGAACCATTACTCTTGTTTACTATATCCATTAATTCATCGTGAGTTATTTTGCCTTGATATTCCATACATATAGGGTTATCACAATCACAACCTTCACCGTGACACCTATGCTCCCAAACTCCGCGAACATTACACCCGTCACAAATTTTTGTAGTTTCTTCTTTCATAATTACAATGTATCAAAGTGTTCCTCCAAGTACTTTGGATTCGTAATTTCTAGGCTGTCAGAATTCTCGAAAATCGTGTATCCTGGATCTACTTTCTCTTGATCGGGTTTTGATTCATCCTTGAGAACCACTATTGCAGTTATTCCAATCCCTAGGAAACAACCGAGAGTTACAACCCAAAAGTGTATTCTGTCTTCTTTCTGCTTTTTTGATAGTGCCATAATTCAACGATTATTTGAACTCTGTTTTTAAAATTGCATCTTTTGGTAGGATGCTATCTGGATATTTTGCTTTAGTTGATCGCTTTGCCTTTGCGATTATCTTACTTAAAATAGTCCCATTAATCTCAACGGTGGTGTTTTCCGTAACTGACTTTCTGTATTCATGAAACCCATCCATCAATTCACCGTGAAAAAATTCTAACGGAGCTGGTTCGTAATCTTCCCATCCTGTACTCATAGTTTTATTTTTTAGTTTCTAAATCCGCAATCTCTTGCAAGTTCGTTTAATGTTCTTTTTCTGTGTTGATGTCCACAAATAGAGCATTTATAATACGTGTTTTCCTTGCTGTATCTGTTTTTCTTTTTAGCTTTTACTTCGTCCATTTCGACACCACAAAAATCACAAATAGATTCGTTCTTTCTTTCCTGTTTAAATATTTCTTGTTTAGTCATATACTAAGAATTAAGTAGTTTATATTTCCGCACAGTTTGATGGCTTTGGTAGATTGGTTTCCCTTTACCTGTTTCTTTCCATCTTACATATCCCATAACAGCGGTGTGTAGGATATCTCTATCAAATGTTGTTTTGGAGTATCCTATTTTCGTTCTGAATAATTCAATAATCTTATCACCCTCATTTGATTTATACCTATCGTGCTTTGGTATTTCAATGATAGAGTCAAACACACCAGAATAAACCTGATACAATCTAATTCTAAGATTCGCCCTTACGGTATTTCGATTATTCATTTATCCTAAGTTTTAACAGTGTAATTACCCTTAATGTATTACGGGCTTTCTTTTCTAGTTGATCCCTTGTAGCACCCTTTGGAGCTTCTACAATTGTCTTCCAGTTTCCTTTTCCGATTGCTTTCATTCTTTCCATAATTCAAGGTCGTTCATTCTCTTTAATAAACGACTCAACAAACGTCTTTGCTTCTCGTGTTTTTTCAGTCTCTTTCATTACGAAGGTTTAAGTAGACAACCCGTTTTGGATTCTCCATTTTATGTATGTGTCAAAATCATCCTTATCCATTTCTGGAGCTTGGCTCCCTAGAATAAAATCAACTAGGTTCATATTCAATGTTTCCAGTTGTGCTATTTTTTCAAGTAGTTCTTGCATGTTTAAGAATTATGTAGTGAATCCCAGTGATCAATAAAAGCCTGTTTCATTTCGTCAGAAAATTGTTCAGCTTCCTCAGAGGTTAAATCACCCACATCAATCGCGTCATTTGTTTTAAACCCGTCTTCACGCTTTCCTGCTTTCTGCTCGAAACTTAAAAAGTTCGGCATCTTTACCATTTTAATTTTTCTCCCTATTATCATAGTGTTATTTTTATTTATTTTGTGTTTGTAATTCCTGTATGTGTTTTTCCATCTCTAAATACGAATCCATCATGTATTGTGGGGGTGGAATACCTGAAAGCATAATTGGTTTTCTAAACCATCCTGTACGAACCATTGCGCCTCCAATAGAATATTCATCCATTAAAGCCTTTAACTTGTCTCGAATCTCTATTGATTCTTTTAGGTCTTCTTCTCTATTCATCTCTATCTGTTTTAACCCATTCAATTAATCCTTTTTATACTTGCTTCTGTCGGGCTGCAATTCATGATATCCCTCACGAACGTAGAGCAATTCTATAGCCTCCCAATGTGTGTGGGCTTCTATTTTCTTGACAATTATAACGCTACTCGTTACTTCAATCCCTATTTCAAATTCTCTTTTAGATTCCATCCATCAAGTGTTCGTTCATTTTCAATGCCTTTTTAAGATCGTACTCCAAATCCCTTATTTTTATATTACGATTATAGACCGCTCTAGTAAGAACTTTTAGCTTTAAAGTCTTGTTTTCTTCTGCTCGGTGAACGCTATTCAAATTATCAATCATATTATCGAAATCCTGAATTAAGTCTTTTCGATCAGGCGTTTTTTCTATGATTTGAGCGCGAAGAAACATTAACCTTGTGACAGTCAACAAACAGTTGGTGGTCTGTAACATTAAGTCAGCGTATATCTGTTCAGTTTTATCTTGTTGGGCTTTAGTCATTGGTTAAATTTCTAAATATCTGGAGGAATTGATCTCTGACTAAGTTCATGTCGGAGTAGCAATTGATATGGTTTAATTTCAGTGTTTCCCATTCCCACTCCAACTCTTTCTTATCTGCTTCTTTCAAAAGTATTGATGGAGTTAAATCTAAGTTGAATTTTTTTCGGATTGCTACATCTAAATTTTTTTCGATTAAATTATAATCAGGCATACCTCTTTTTATTGGTTTTGGTATATCACCAATATACGCCTCAGTTGCATCGTGTAACAAACCTTCTAACTTCAAATTATCGGGCAAATTTTCGCAAACTTTGATACTGTGCTGAGCAACTGAATAGAAATGTTTTAAATGACCTCCCCATCTGGGTGTCTGACTCAAAGAATGAGCTATATCAATAATATCTATTGTTTCAGGGTCAGGATCGAATACATTGATATAATGTCCTGAAATTGTCTTAATCGTTTTTTCTGTGTACAATTTTTCGTTTTTCATAATTATAGTTTTAGAATGGTAAATCGTCTTTACCGTTATCGTTCGTATTTGTTTCAAAATCTATAGTAGGTTCTATTTCTACAGGTTTTGGTGCGCCTTCTTTCCTGTCTGCATACACCCTTTTTTTATCGAAAGGATGAAGCATGTAATATTGATATTTATCAGTGTCTAAATACAGTTTGAAAGTTCCTGTTCTTGAAACACCTTTTGGTTTAGCTTTGACAATCTTCAAATGGAGTTCGTTTTTTTCATATTGAATATTGTCGTCTCCACTTAATCCGAACGGTGGTCTCCAAGGAATAATCATTAATAGCCCTTTTCTATACCATACTTGACCGCCAGCAAACTCTCTAGCGTGTGGTGCGGGAAAGTATCTAACTTCACCAACAGACACCATGTTTTGATCTCTAACATGGGTTATTATAAAATGATGTCGATTGGTAGCTCTAGCGTTTTTACGAGCCTTACCGAGAATCCTAGACAAATATTTATCTTCTCTACCTAAATCGGCTGTTATATATTCCTCAGAAAGTTCATTCCATGGATCAATTAATGTGGTGTGTATTTTTTTCCCTAAATCATCTTCGATACCATTCACCATGTCATAGAGTTCTGTCATTGTTAAATCAGCATCAACAGGATCGATAATTACAAAATGCTCGTTAATGAAGTATTCAGCTTGAGCACATTCACTAATCGTCATTGAATTTTTACCTTCCAAATATGGTTTTCCTATGTAAGAGTGACAAAGTTCTGCAAATATCTCTTTTGGATCACCTGTCTCTGGAGTGAATATCACATGATTTAAGTTATGAAGACAGCTGAGATTTATCTGTATTTCCTTAATCAACTCAGATTTTCCACTTACTGGTGCTGATCCCATGTAGGTTGTACATCCTAATTTTATCGTTAGTGGTAACATATCCCAATCCCAACCAATCGAATAACCACGTTGTAGTCCCTTCTTTCGAAAAGTTTGTAAATCAGTCTGTATGTCTTCTAGTCTTGTGTACATTAGTTTACAGGGTCATAATTAAGTATTTGTGGTTTATTTGTACTTGGTTTAGGATATTCCTTTTTAAGCCATTTACGAGCAGTGAGATTTAATGATTTGTAACCAGTGTTTTTAGCATAGTTTTCTATCGAATCCAATATTTCATCAATTTGCTCTTTTGTATAATCTTCTTTGAGACTATCAAACTCTTCAATTGATAAAGACAAGTGTGCGAATTTTCTATATTCCTTTACTTTAGTTTCTTTTTCTTTCTTTTGCTTAGGGGTAGGCTTCGCAGTAGGCTTAACTACAGGCTTGGGGGTAGGCTTCTTTTCACCTCCTTTTTTACCTCCGCGTGATAAGTTCAATCGTGATTCACAACTTGGTATAAATATGTTTTGATCTTCAACCTCTATAAGCCCTAAATTTGATAGCTTAAGAAGAATAGACTTTAATTCTTCTTCTGTAGCATCCCACCGCCTACGCCATACTGAAATATTTGAAATAGTTTTATTATCATTAAGCATTGCCAAATCAATTAATTCCCGATATAAACCGCGCTCAGTTAAATTTAGTTCAAATACTGCTTCTGAGTTGTTCCAGTCTTTTGGATACCATGTATAACCTAATTTCGCCATATCACACTTTTTTTACCTCCATTTCAAATGATTCAATAATTTCTAGGCTGTAATGGTCGTGTGATCCATCATTCCAAATCTTTACACATTCAGTATGTGTGTTATTTTTAGGTTGATTTTTAGATTTTAAGCAGAATGTACCGTCAATAAATACTACCTCACCTTCAAAGTCCCATTCGTTAATTGTTGCGCCAGTTATTACCAAATAATCACCTTCGTAAATCTCTACGTTGTTTTTATCCTTTAATCCTGTGAACTGTCCAATAGTTTTAATATCGACTTCAATAAATCTTGATACAGGCATTGAAACCGCTGGAACAAATCCCGCTTTAATAATGTATGCCAACGCTCCCCTTGAACGAATGTCTTTAAAAAGATAACCGTAAATCCAGCCACCGTATGTTTGCTTTCCACGAAACTTAACCTCTCTATTCATAATGAAATGTTTTAAACGTTGAGAGTCCTATACCAGTAGCCGCTGGAATGGCATTCTGATACAGGTTACTCTCAATAAAAAATTTGTGATTTCCAGCCACTTTATGATACCGCAATATACTGATTACAATTCGATAATTCCAAATTAAACAATCAATATTCCCAATTCATAAAGTTTTAAGGCTATTGCAGATTCATGAAAAGAATCATCTCCAGCTCTATGTAACTCAACATATCCACTATCAGGAAAGAAGAAATCATAAGCCTCCTGAGCACTTGGATTTTTAACCCTACCGTTTTTATCCAATGCTTCAACAATAGGTCTACAAAGCTTCATTAAACACGGTAATTTGTGGTATATAAAGCCTCTACTATCTGCAAAGCGGAAATCAAACACAGAATTGAAAGCAGTAACTCCCAAAGGGTACTTGTGATATAAGTCTTGTATTTTCCCTCGATGGAAATCAAGTCGATATGAATCCATGATCGTTTTTGGATCCAAAGTTGAGTTTTGACAAACCCAAGACTTTTCACATTCAGCTAAAGTTAATCCTGGTTCTTTCATGACTTGATCGAATATTATTTTTCGTTCTCCCGTTTCAAGGTTGAGTTCAGTTATTCCGATTTCAACAATCTTGTTTCGGTTGGTGTTAAAGCCACTTGTTTCTTTGTCTAATATTAGAATTTCCATAGTTATGCGTTATTTAATTCAACTAATTCTTTTGTTTCTTCTTGCTCAATAGCCATTAATTCAAATGGCAAACATAATTGATTAGGATCTTCTACAACTGGAGCTTTTGGATTGTCGGGGTCATCAGGATCACCATCATTGCCCCAATCCCATTTTTCCCAGTTAGTACAAGTCGGCTTATTGTTCTCATTATAAACCCACTCTGTAGGATATTCTTCGTCATCTACTCCATGCATCATAGTTCTGTCGAGAATATCACACTGCTTACCATGTTGATTGGTATGAATGAACTTCTCATGAATACACTGATAGCAATGATTTGACATAAAACCATCCCCCTCTGTTCCATTACTAGGTCTATATTTACGAATATCAGTCTCTTTCATAATCAATTTGCTTTAGTTCTCTCACTCTCAAGTCTGCTGTAATTGTCCTCAACATACTTTAAGAGCTTTTCGTTTGTAATTCCATCTTGAGACTCGTATAAGTACAAAAGATAGCTTGCAGGAACTTTTCCAAGTGGTTTGTTTTGGTGAATTCCGAATGATACTATTGTTTTGGTGGTGTATTCGTGATTTAACATGATTGGTGTTTTTGGTTAATACTATTTGTTGGGTTTGTCAAAATGGAAGGTGAGAACCAAGCTTAACAACGAAGTATTCTCCATAGTCAGTTGCTCCCCACTCTTGTTTACCGCCTCGGATTTCAAAACCTTTGAATTCAACAACAAATCTTCGTGCGTTTTTTGCCATTCCGTTGGAGAAAGTAACAGTATCAAATTGTTTCCAAACTATATCTTCAATATCAATATCGTACAGCCAAGTCTTTCCCGTTTGTTCATCCAGCACAGAATTACAACAGATTTTATCTGTGAATCTTGCATCCCAAAACATTGTTAAGTCTCTATACTCTTCTTGCTTTTCGCCTGACAGTATCATATCAAACCATTTCTTTTTTAAATTTAAGTGTAGTGTATTCATCTCTTTAATTATTAGTTACTATTCACCCTTTTTCTTAAAATTAATATCACATTCTGCTTCTCTAAATCTCTCGACCCTATTGCATGTACTATATCTCTCTTTGTTAGTTGGCATTTTGACTCACGAAAGAAGCTTACCATATCAAAGTGATCATAGCTTAAACCCTTTGTTTCACATAGATTCTCACCTTGTAAATAGGTTGATAAGAAATAGTTTTCAGGGTTGACAGTATCAGGAAATCCCGCAAATATTGTTGGTTTCATTGTTTTAGGAGTTTAGGGTCTTGGTGAATGTTGCCGACTATTTTAAGCTTTGAAATATTGTAACTACTAATATTATATTTTCCCTTGTTAAAACTGACGACCTGATTTCCTATGTAATTGTATGGAACAAAAACTACATCACCTTCACAGATTTCAACACCGTTCTTGTCTTTTAATCCAATGTACTCCATTAGTGGATAGGTTTTTTCGTCACATTCAACCGTTCCAATAGTGTCGCCATTGTCACCTTCTAAATCTATTTCCCATTTCCCGTGAAACAAATTAACTCTTGGATTTTCACCATGCGAATAATACATCTTTTCGTACTTACTATCCCACGCTCTGTATTTATTTTCTCTACTCATAACTTTTCATTTTTGATGGGATAACAATATGTTCAACCCCGTTAATATTCTCTATTCTGCAATCGAATTCCTGTAAGTAGCACATGCCATATTCAAAGCGTACATGATCCTGAACTTGCTTTGATTCTTGGACTCCAGTTCGCACTTGCTTTCTTATTTGCTCCATAGCCGTATCGAAGTCTCTCATATCCCGAAACTCCATTTCGATTACTAGGTGCTTGACTGCTTTCAGCTTCGACATTACTTGTTTTTGTAAAACGATTTAATTTCATCTTGAGTAATGTTGTAAATCATACTCATATAAATACGCGCCTTATCAATTTGCTTTTTTAGATTCTCAATTTCACTTTCATCTCTTTCAAAAGTGTGTTCGATCATTCTATTCTCTTTCGGAATCTCAACAAATGATTCAAATTGCTTTTGACCTTCTTCGTCTATTCCTGTATAGAATTGGAAACCACAAAATTGATTAAACGAGTCTTGATCAAAAATATGCTCTTTGATTATTTCAATCTGTCTCCATTGAGCAACGTCACCATCTTTCCAATTGTAAGATTCTTTATGAATAAGCCCTAAGATTGCATCATTTGTATTGTTTACAAGAAGATTTGCAATATGGTAGTGTTTGACTGTTGGATATAAGTCCATATAACCCAAACCTTGCGTCTTATTAGCGCGTTTAATGGTATCTTCATTATCGTAGAAGGTATGAACATCATAACTGCTCTTAGCGTCCGTTATTGCAAACATTACTTTAAGCTTATTGAACCAAGGAAGATCTATTTCACCTGTAAAGTAATCGTTGACAACTCGAATTTTGTTGTTCTTGAAAATACGATTCTTGATAAGCGAGTAAAGAGTGACGGAAATTTCCTCTTGTTCTTTCCCTTTGGTTGTGTATTTGTTATCAATGTTCTTACGTCTACCCCAACGGATTTCAATCATTTTAGACTTGAGTAGCTTTTTAGCACCTTCAGAGAAGTGTGGAAGGTCTTTCAATCGTTCTTGATCATCAATCTTCTTTTTGAATCGATCAATCAGATCAGATAGTTTTACAGCCGTTTTAGTATCCTTGTTCTTCATGTTCAAGTATTCGAGCTTATTTGTCTGATAACTATCAACTGTTTTATCGTAAATCTCACGATTAGATTTATCTCTCGGTTTAGATAACAACGGATCACATTCAGACGGACGGAATAATATTTCTGCTTTCATAACTATTCAGGATTATTTAATTCGTTATAACGATCTCCAATTTTTTTGTTTAGTGATTTTGGAAAATCTGCGTTTGTTCCTAATTCGTCTAAATCTTCGGTTGTCTTCGCTGCATCAATCAACTTTGAAAATCTGTCTACCATCGGATCTACATCCTTTTTCAAAAGCTTGTCATAATTCAATTGGTTCTTCCTGGAAACATCCCTACCGAATATTTTACCGAATTCCTCTGCTGCATCTTTGATTGCATAAGTTTTAGCCATTGGAGCAGCCATTTGAACGCCGCTAGTTTTAACGTTGCTTAAATCCATTGCAGCGGTTTTAGCTTCAGTTTGAATTGGTGCAGCTCCTATTCCGTCTTGGTGTTCAATTTCACCCGTCAATGGATTCTTTACAAACACCCTTACCTCAACAACCATCGAGTTGGCCACTACCTTAGAACTTAAAACTTCGACCCACCATTTCGTGTAAATAGCCGTCAAAAGATATTCAACATGTTCTATCGCTAAATATCTGTGACCAGTTACAAACGGATGATTCTTTAGCCATTTTTCAGGAGGTGGTTGATTCAGAATAACCATTAACTGATTTTCTTTTTTCGTCAGCGCATTGCCCTCTATAATATCAACTAACGCCGGTAAATTATTTTCGCTCATTACTTCTCGGTTTTTTGGTTAAAAATCTCTTTCCCGTTTGCTGTGAGGGAAATATTCACGTCTACGGAAAACTTCGCTTTTGGATCTATCTTGCCTATCAAGTCTTTTAAGAACGCCAAATCTACTTTCTTAGCTCTAATCCGTTTGTCGGTACTCGAATAATTCAATTTGTGTTCATAGCAAACCTTCATTAAATTTGTGTCATTCGCCGACATTAGTATTTTGATCATGGATGACATCTCTCCGTTTTCCTGTTCTAGTTTTACTTTTGCCATTTTTCTATTTGTTTAGTGCTTTGTTAATTGCTTTTTGTCCTTGCTCATATATCCAAGGGCTGTTAGGGTATCTCTTTACCATTTCCATTGCAAACTCTAACAATTCGGGGGCTGCTTTTTCTACATCTGTTTTGCAGTGCTGATGGAACATTATCATATGATCTGCTAATCCTTCACATGTAATTTCTACCGTCCCATATTTAGGCTCTAATGCGTGGAAAACGTCTAAATACCTTAAAGCGTCTTCTTTTGTTCCTTTGAATTCCATATTAAAGTGTATTTACGTTTGGTTGACTATCTTCTAACGAAAGCCTATTTGCTTCGTCTACTTCTTCACTGTCATGTTGGTGGAAGTATTCTTTTTCTGCTGAATCTTCAGATATGAGTTGTTGTAGAAGTTCGGTGGTTTTGCTATTTAAATGAAGTGGTATGTCGCCCTTTTCCTCATCTTGGTAGATTACACCCCCCAACTTGACAACGTAGCTTACATCGCTCCCATTTACATCTAGGCGAACTTCTAACTCGCATTTGATCCAAATATTCAAAGCTATTTCAACATCACATGAAATTCCACTTAGCTGGTTTTTGTTCTTCCAAGTGTACTCAATGTAAAAATCTGGATAATCTTCATGTTGATCTTGTGCAACTTTACCATATAAATCTGTCATTTCCTCAACAATTGCTCCTGTAAACTCATCAGTCATCTTGTTGATTATATCACTCCTTAAATAGGCTCTCAATTCGTCTACCCAATATTCTACGGCTATTGGGTCGGTTGCTGTTCTTGTGGTTACTAAATACATGGTTATGATTTTAAAGTGCCTGCTAATAATTCCTTTGATTTACTAGCAACTAATTTGGCTATTTCTTCCTTGTCTTGAATGAACTTTTTAACCAATGTTTCGACCTCTGGAACAACGGTACTGAATATAATTTTTTCAGCTTCGTTTTTAACGACCATTTCAATTAATGATGGGTTCGAATCACTGTGTGCAGCGGTATATTTTTGCGATAGCTTTTTAGCTTCAGGATTGTAGTTGTATACGGGCAAATCAAGTTGTTTCTTGATCATGATTCTTAATTTTGAATCTAACGTTCCTTTGTGCTTGTAATTGTGATAGTTCCCAATGAAATCGTGTTTACCTTCTGTAAGTTCTGACAAAACCAAAGGATGAATTATTTTAGAAATCTCTTTATCTACCATTGACTGAGCCGTATTCTTTATCATCTTCTTGATTTCACTTTCGCAAAGCTCTCGAACTAATTGTTTAACTTGATATTGCAATTCTTCATCGCTAATATTCATTTCCATTTTTACTTCTCCGTTCATAATTATTGATTTATTTGATTTTACGTGGTTTGTGTGTACTCGCATCGTGAACTGATACTACTCTGTTTTTGCTGATTTTCTAGTGTGGCGTAGATCGCTTAACAGACATGCAAAAACCTTCTTTCTGTTAACGAATCCCATAGTTGCGTATTTATTACCGAAATCCACAAGAGTAAAAGTCATTCCTGCATCACTACTCCATGATACATGATAACGCTCATTCAATACAGGAATATCTACTTTGTCGTATGCGCTTTTTTGATTTGGCTTTTCGTTCAGCCCTTCGAATAATGGTTTAAGATTTGCCATGATTAACCAAAAGATTTGTAAGTAGCTCTTAACGCATAGAAACTATCTGACTTGGTTGGCGACTTTTCGTCAACTGTGAACCCTACTGTTTTAGAATTTACATAAGACTTTCCGAATCTACGAAGTGGGTTTAATTGATCCCAATGGTTATGCATAGCAACGTAAAAGGTTTGCTTGTCAATTATTGTTCCTGTCATGCCTTTACTGTTACAACTCCCACCTTTTATGAACGTATAATTTCTACATCTAAATTTACGAACACGAATATTATAATTGTAAAGAGTGGTTCTATTTGATACCGTACAATTGGTCGTTAGAAAAATCTCTACCATTATTTCGTTTTTATCCTTGTCTTTAAAGTGTGTAGTAGTGGTTAAACTACTGTTGCAAGTAACCTTTATTTGTTCTAATCCCATTGTGTTTATAATTAATTGTTTATACGCACTAAAACCCTGAACTCGAAAGAACAGGGCTCAGGTTCAACCCGCGCATGTCAAGTGAACTACGGATTAATTAAAGTGTCTAGGAGTATGATAAAAGATGAATCGGCACAATTCTCATTGTATACACCGTCCAAACCGTCAGAATTATTTACGATAAGTCTTGCTCTAGCTTCTTTTAAATGGAAAAGGAACACCTTACGTTGGGAAACAATCTCAGATAATGCTAAATCTGATTGTAGAACTTCTTGCATAGCCTCGAAAGTGTCCTTTGCATTATCCTGTAATACTTTGTTTTCCTCCATTAGCATGGATGGAGTGTAGTCGTATTTATTAGCCACATTGAGAGCATCAACGAATAACTCAACATTACCTTCAGCGTCTGGATTCAAACTCGGAATGTAAGCGATTGTTCTTTTTTCATCAACGCTTTTGATTTTTAACTGTTTTTCTGTGCTTCCTTCTACTTCGATAGCACCTGTTGTGATTCTTAATTTTTTCATTTTGTTTCTTTTGGTACTTCAAACATACACATTAATTTCCAATAAACAGGAAAAAATATAATAAAACAGGAAAATTTACAGAGATTCAATAAAAAACCCCCGAATGAATCGAGGGTTTTTATGTTCTACCAAAGAACCAAAACGAAAATATCACTGGAGTGACAATTAACATTTCGAATTACGAATGTAGTTAAATTTCAAGTATGATAGGTGAGATTACCTGACCGTTCTTGAAATAACGTAGAATGTACTGCTCCCAAAGTGCTTTTGAACAACCTCGACATCCAGAACTCCAATTCCATATTCTATACCCTTTGCCCATCGGATGAATTTGAAATCCGTACCATGACGGTGCAACTTTAACAACATCCTTGTCGAGAGTGTTATCTTTGTTTCCGTCCCTGTAAACGTTGATCGGCTTAACTTGTTTAAAATACCCCCTGTTACCCCACTTGCGTTTACCTGAGTCGTGGAAAATGTAAGAATCGAGCATTTGCCCCTCCTTTACAACCCCCGTTCCTGTAATGCCTCCTACGGTTAAAGGATTATTCACCCAATATCGACCAGCTTTCGTTGTCCAAGGAATTATAGCCACGCATTTGTTTGTGGAAATGATCAAGTTTAGATCCGAAAACCTATCAGTGAACTCCCCCGACATTCTCAATTCAACCATATTGTTGTGACAATGGCGAAGTCCTAACGCTTCGGTTGTCTTTTTAGCCCAATGAAAAGCAGCATCACGAGTTAGCTTTCCTGCACTTCCATCTATTCCGTCTTTGTTTATTCCATAGGCTCCAAGGTCGTATCCCTGTTCAACTAATATTGTTTGAAGTTTTTTAACTGATTCTTTCATGATTAAATAGTTTCAGCTAAAGTACGAAAAGTTGGTGTTTTAGTTTTTAATTGTATATTGCCGCATCTTAAGTGGACTAGGAACTCACAAAGAATTTTAAGAAAAGCACAATATCCCCACGGTGGAATGCCACTCCTAGTCGGCTACCTAGTGGGGGTATTGTGTGTAAAATATTTATTATGGAATACAAGTTTGATGTAGAAGTCTTAGAATCGGGACAAAGAAGAGCGTACGGAGACAGTTATTTTCGTTACCGAATAGTGAACAACTCAGAGGTTGATTATAGTGACCATGTGATAAAATCATTTTGCACTGGCTTCTTGAGGGTGTCAATATCAGAAGCTAAACGAAAAGAATTGATTAAAAAGGAGGACACCATGTCGTCTCACTTTACAAGTTATTTCACGAAATTCGAAAAGACTGATGAACGAACATTTGAATACGAAGTAACCGAACCATCAACCCATTAACAGTAATAACCATGAAAAATAGAAATTGGGACGACTTAACAAAACAGCAAAAGAGAGAGTTAATTGATATTGCGGATAGTCTCGGAATACCGCCAAACTTTGTACATGAGATGTATGAAAATGGACAACTAGATTTTCCTGATCAGTAGCAAAATGGATGAGCTTAAATCACTATACATCGATATGCCTAGTTGGGATGAGGGAGTCGAGGTTGACGATTTCCTCATAGCGATAGGAAAGAAGCAATCTAACAGCGTTTACCATGTTGCAGAGGTCAAATGTTCACCAAGAAAAGACAAGCGCATTACACGGTACAACATGAAGGTTTACAAGTCGGATTTAATAACAATGCTAAAACGTGACGAAGATCAGAGGTTAATCACATTGGTTTGGTATTCACGAGATAAAAAGAAGTAGTTATGAGTAAAATAGATATAGTTTACGGAATGTGCATACACGGCAACAACATGGCATCGTGTCAAGAATGCAAGCCTCCATTTTTACCAGAAGATGATTCTGATTTAATTGAAATGAGAGAAGAGATTAGTGATTTCGTCAAAACGATAGGTAAAACACATTTGAACGAAGAAGAATCGAAGGGTTTCATCGATGTTATGCGAGGAAGAACGTTAGGAGATTATGACATTTGGTACAAGCCTTGTGAAAAGTGTGGACATGATACTGCGAAATCCACCAGACCAAAAGAAGGAAATAAAACTTGTTGGAAATGCGGAAACGGTGTTAGTAGAGATTATAGTGATAGAGCTTTAAAGAAAAAGCCCCACTAAGCAAATAGCAGGGCTTTCTTTGTTTTAACTGTAATTAAATTTTCAATCTCTCCAGCGTTCTACCGTTTTCTGTAACGATAAAGTTTGTTTGATTGCTATAAAGCGGTTGAATGTAAGAACCACCTCTACCAGCAACGAAACCAAAAACATTCTTTGTTTCCTTATCGCTTTTTTTGTCCAAATCTGCAACGTGATCCTTGTCGAAATACTCTTTGAACGTTCTTTTGAATTCTTCGTATGAATACGCTCGACCGATAAACGTGTATTCATTTCCTAACGAATGGTTCATTGCAACCCCCGTAGAGGTTACTCTTCTTAGTGTGTACATGTATGTATATATTTATGTATGTGGCAAAAGTGCCATCCCAAATATACACATTAAACAATTCCCAAAATCGCTTTAATCTCATCCGTCACATCTTCACTCGAAAGCTCAGTAGCCCTAGATTGAATGTTAGACTGTTTAAAACACTTCTGAATAACATACGTCTTTTCTTCAACAACTACCGTGTAAGAGTCTATTTGGCGTTGCTCCCACTCTTTGGCGTGTTCATTAACCTTCTTGTGGTCGCTTACCAATTTAAGCTGATAGTAGTTCTCGCCTATATTGCAGTCTGTGATTTTCGTTTTGATCGACATGGTTTTTTTTACAAGGTAGGTATTTTCATGAAAGTTACCCATATAGTACTTCCGCTCTTTGCTGTCGTATGCCCAAACAAAGGATTAGAAGGGAACGTATGGCTTATGCGTGACAATGGAAGCGTTTTACTGTTCCATTTGAATATTAACACCCCGAAATCTTCTAAGACTCTCCAGCACTCAGAAAAACCATCTTTTAACATGGATTCCCAATCTGTCGGTAAAGTTCCGTACTTCTTTCCTAGAATTCCTGTTAATCCAATTTTTGCATGCGGTGGATCAAATACAACCATTTTAAAGCTGCTGTCTAAAAATGGCATATTTGTAAAGTCGGCAACAACGTCAGGGGCAATTGTAAATAGTGGCTGTTCTGGAATAAAACCAGCTGACTCTTTTCGAATATCCATGTAAGTAACATTTGGATGTTCTTTGTCAAACCAAAACATTCGACCACTACAACATGCGTCTAATATTAATTTCTTGTTCATGCTGTTTGTTTTAAATGTTTCTAACCTCTTTACTCTTACTATTTTCTATTTTTAGGCTTCTCGATTATTCTATCTGTGAATTCATTCATAATTCTGAGCTCCTCTCCTTCTAATGGTTTAATTCCATCAAACATGTTTTTAACGGGTGACAAGAATTTCCTTGGATTAGATAAAGCCTCTAACATTGAATTTTTCATAGCTATACGCATATCAAGTGCTGTTCTCCATTCTTTAGGTAATTCATCAATGTACCTATCAATAAAAGCGTGGATGTTAAGATCGTTACATTCAGCTTTATTTGGCTCGAATGCTGGGTTTGCGACTTTTATTAAAATATGAATCCTCTCTAAATCCTCTCTATTCAGTTCTACGGAGGTTTCTTTTAACTCGGTGTTTTCATGTTCAATTCTAACAGGATATAGCTTGTGAGTTGTAGGACAGCGTATAATACCGAGCTCAATATTTTCGAAACTAATAGCTGTTAAATATGCCTCGGTTAAAGTTATTGGATTTTCATCCTTTAAAGCGAGTAATAAATGCTCTAACTTTCTTAAAATATCTACATTTTTCTCGCTCAGAGACACACGATTAAGGTCTTGAAGCTGAACACCGATCATTACTAATTTCATAACTCTTTTTTTTTAATTAAACCTATTTATTTTGGTTGTCTGTGGTTGTTAGACAACTAAACAACTTTTATTTCAAACTCTTTTAAACCTCTCTTACTCTTACTGTAACCTTACTTACACGTAAGCGTCACCCTCGTTTCAATTGGATGAAGTAAACAGTAATGTTCTTCACCTTGGTTGCAACTGTTACGGAAATTACCTTCCGACCAAATCTTACGACTTCAACCCTTATACTATCGTTTGTGCTTTGTTTGACCCCATAGTAACACATAATTCAATGAAGCTACTGGTAATCTCTCCCGACCAACATTGAATGTTAGGTCTGCTTTTACAAACGAACAATTAGTTGTGGATTTGAACCACGCCACCTTAGTATTGAATCGTGCTATTCACTAAGATGAGCAACCACACGCCCCGATTCCACCTGCCATCGGATAAAGCTAATTGTTGTTCATAAAAAAAGGCTAAACCGTCTCACGTGTTTAACCTTCTATATTGATTTGAGCCTAAGCCCTAATATCTATATTGTCTGGTTAGCGTGAGACGTGCCTTTCAGCAGAACTAACAGAACGAAGGTAATGAATTTTACTTAGTTAACAAATCGGGGTTTTCATGAATGTTTCCGATTACTTCATACTCTGGTTTATGATACCCCATTAATGATGTAGGAAAAGAATAGGATAATATGTTCCCACCTTTTACGCAATACCGAAGATCAGCATTCCAGTAAACAACTACGTTTTTATGTTCGTGACGAGAAGAGTTTACACCATCACCAAATTTTACATTCAGTATATCCCCCTCATATATTTCCGCACCGTTCTTGTCTTTAAGTCCTGTAAATTGCATCATGTGATTTCCAGAATCAGTACAAAGAGTTCCAAACGAACAACCTAAAACCATTTTACCGTCCTTTTCTGCCATTAATCCATTTTGTACATCGTTGTGCATGTGCTTATTTTCTATGTCCCACATTCGGAACTTAATTTCTCTGTCCATAATCGTTTATTTGATTGTTTTAAGCCGCTCTAAGCAACTTTATTAATAAATTGTTGTACTTACTCCTTGATTGGGGTTTAATCCTGTGAGGGTTGGGATAAAGTGTTGATGTCGATTGCTAGTCCTTTGTCGATAAGTCCGAATACGTCGAAATGACGTTGCAATAAGAACTCCATTAAATACCACGGCATTGATCGCTCTGTGTACGTATGTGTTTCGGTCTGTGACACCTCGTCTTTAGCAGTAAAGTATAATAGCTCATTATTTTTAGATATCTCAAATGTACTCACACAGTCTCCATACATATGATCTAATTCATCAAGATAAGAGTCACCTTCTTCACTGCGATTACCCTTCGTCAAATCCGACAAAGGGCGTAGGATTATCTTACAATCTATCTTCTTGTAAGCGTATAACTTTACAACGCTAGAAAGGTTAAGCTTTCTTATATTCCCGTAACCGCTCTTATATTGTGCCCCATAAGGCAAGTAAGGTGCTAATTCTTTTAATGTTATTTTTTTCATTTTGTGTTTTTTGGTACTTCAAACTTACATATTAATTTCCAATAAACAGGAAAAAATATAATAAAACAGGAAAATTTACCTGAATCAAACAAAAAAGCCCCTAACTATTACGCTAGGGGCTTCTTTGTGTTTAGTGGTGGTGTTGAAGATATAGGTTAAGTGATTTATTTGTCTATAACAACTATTTTTCCACCTACCATAGTTCCACTTTCTTTAAACGCACCCTTTTCAATATTGATTATCTCAGCACCGTTGACATGCAGGAACTCTTCAAATTCTGATTCTTTTTTTCTTGTCGATCCCTCCCAATGTTCAGATGTAATTGAAACTAATCTGCCACCATCGTTAAGCATTGAATACATTTTCATTACGTGGTCTATATCCTGATTCTTTGTGAATGGTGGGTTAGCTATAATGATGTCGTATGTACAATGTTCAGGATGGTTCATAAAATCCTTTTCATCAAACAACTCTATGTTTTCAAACTTCTTTAAAAAGGTTCTGTTAATATCCATAAGCTCTACTGCACAAATTCTGATATTTGGAAACTGTTTCCTTATGGCTTTAATAATTGCGCCTTGACCCGCACTAGGCTCTAAAACAGAGTCACCGAATTCAATATTAGCTAAATCTACCAACTCAGTAGCAAGTTCATCAGGTGTTGCGAAAAACTGATACTCTTTTTTAAGGTTTCGTTTTTCACCGTTGGCAACTTGAGCTAGTAATTCTGTCGGATCTTCTTGGAATACAAATCCCATTACTTTACCCCCTTTCCATTTACCATTAATTAATTCAAGAGATTTCTTAACCTCTAAATATACTTTCCTGTCTAGTTGCCCTTCTGGAAGCTTTACAACGTTTCCTTCAATTGTACATTCTTTTAACACTTCTTCTTTTGTCATAATAAATTGTTTAAACACAAAACCCCCAACCAAGCGTCTGGAAGACCACTTAATCGAGGGAATTTGTAAAGTTCTTATTTGTGCTTCCAGACACACCGTAAAGATAGGATAATTTAGTTAATCTTTTT